TCAAAGTCTTCACCAAATGAGGTAGGATTCTTTTTCAAATACTTTGCGGCTTCTCCTTCACCCTGAAGTTTAGCAAGCAACATCTTAGCTTTAGTTTTAGCTTTCTTGCTGAGCTTAGGCTTGTCTGAACAAGATTTAGCTTCTTCTAGAATTTCAATCGCCCAATCTATGCTCATATTTTCGGCAATCACAGAAGCGTCTTCTACACACTCTGCAAATTCACTATCAATCAAATGTGCAAGAATGTCTTCATAATCTTCACTACGAATGGACTTGAGTAGCTTATTTGCTGTTGAACCTAGAGTATCCTTCCTAAGCCTAGGATGAAGCCTACGAGTGGCTTCAGGAGCATCTTCCTTAGGAGTAGGTGCGGTAGTTCCCATCGCTCTCTCAGAGCGTCTGGAAGGTCTTCCAGTCTCTTTGGCGATAATGGAATCTGCAGCCTTTTCTAGTGCTTCAGCCTTCTTTTCTTCTCTTCTTGCTTTCGCCTTCTGACTTGCTCTTTTGCTGGAAGTCATGACTTCACCAGCATCTTCCATTTCCTTTACTCTAGCCCAACGTGCAGCGAGTCTAGCGTCTCTCTGAGCTTTAGTTTCTTCTGAAAATGCTTCTGCAGATTCAGTGAGATTTTCACTATACATTGATTGATATAGGTCATGAATCTCCATACTAATTTTATTGGAGGAACCGAATTCTAGATTACTCATTTAATTAAAACTATACTTTAGTATTATTTATCATTTCTCACATTCTGTCTTTTCCGTCCATACACCACGAATACCCATAGCACCACCCAATTGACTTTGCGCTACGCTCTCATCTGGTGAACATTCATAGTAAATAGCATCTTTGACTATAAGTTTTTGAGTTGCTGTATATTTGGACTTTTCAATTTCTTTCAATATAACTGTATTTTTCATATTTGGAACATAGTTTCTTTTTTCTTGTTTCTCATATTCACGTAAAGCTTGGTCTACATCAATCTTAACTTTAAAGTTTAATAGCTCAGGGTCTGTTATCATCTGCTGGTCAATTTGTCGTCTTACTTCAGGTAATCCAATATTAAATTTGATTCCAAGAGCTTTTTCAATTTGATAGAACTTTTTCCAAAAATCAGTATACGAAAGATTTACTCCACACTTAGAAAGCCCGAATATAATAGAACCTACCACCAGAGTAATAGACAGAGCAGTTGTATTTTGTTTATTGAAGAATTTAGATACTTTCATTTAATCTCTGTCTATTGGTGTTAATCTACCCTTACCTTTAGCGGCTTGTTTTGATGATGAGGGCCTACCTACTTTGGCGTATTGGTCACCATCACGATCTATTTTTCCAAATCCCATTCTTTGGTAGAGTTTACCTCTAGCATTTTTTTCTATAATCCGAGTATTTCCTTTAGAATCTTTATATGTATGGTCATTGGATGATGGGCTATTCATTACTACTGAGTGAGAAGGTAGTCTTGGCTCAACATGTCTTTTCCAAACATATTTGGCATTACGTATCATATGTTGCTTTTCTCTATCCGACATTGTGGAGTTATTGTCACTATGACGCCAGGATATTCCATGAGTCGGTTTTCCATCGACAGAATTTTCGTCGTTAAGTTTATATATATTAAATTCAACTCCAGTTGGTCTATGATGAAATGTTACCATTGTTGTTCCGTGATTTATCTTTAAATGAGGATGAGAATGTGTCTTCAAATTTGGATTATCCGCACCATGAAAAACATTATCTTTGGTTTTCTCCCAATGTTTATTCTTTTTATATTCACTACTAAATGGCCTACTTTGCCTATTGAATGCTTTGCTACGTGGAGTTTGTCCAGAAGGTAACTTATCTGTAGGAGCGTAATATTTCTCCACAAGTAGCATAAACTCTTGAAATGTTTTCATGGCTTAATCGTCATACTCTACGTAATTTAATGGAGTTAATCTCTTTTTACCCTTAGCTGCTTGTTTTGGTGAAAGTGGCCTACCTACTTTAGCATGTTGATTTCTGTGAGTCGGATCTATTTTTCCAAATCCCATTCTTTGGTAGAGCTTACCTCTAGTGTTTTTAAATTTAGTTCTCAACCCCCCGCTCTCATCTCTATATGTGCTATTATTATGTTGAGGACTATTTCTAGCTAAACTATGAGAGGGTAATCTATTTTCAATATGGTCCTTCCACATTTTTTTAGCATTGGTTGCAATTACTTGCCTTGTCTTATCACTAGCATTATGTATATTTGGATGAGTATGAGACCAACTCACCAAATGAGTTGGTTTACCATTCACATCATCTTTTTTAGTGGTTCTATATTTAATTCCAGTTTTTTTATTATAAATATCGTGATTTCCCTGATATGAATCTATCTCTAAATCTGGATGCGGCTTATTGTCCACCTCAGGACTATCTGCACCTCGTGCAACTTCCCAATGTGTTCTACGTCTTTGAATATGTTGTCTAGTGAGTTGTCTTCTTCCTGTTTTGCTTATTGAAACAGGCCCATAAGCTTTGGCTTTAGCCTTTTCTCTAGGGGTTTTTCCTGAAGGAAGTTTTTCATTAGGTTCATAATATTTTTCTACCAGTAATATAAACTCTTGAAAGGTTCTCATAAATCAACCTTCAATATATTCCTTCCAATACTCATAGGAGGTTTGTGGACGAGAGGTTTCTTCATTCGTCAGTTCACCATCAGCTTCAGTATCTTGAGTGTCTTCTTCTGGTTCATCTATTTGAATCATAGATTTCCAATATTGATAAGGAGTCATTTCAACCTCTTCTTGAAGTTCTTTCTTGGGTCTGTGCTTGTATGGAGAATTATATTGAATTTTTCGTATAGATTTTTTGATATTTCTACCTGGCTTATGATTGTCTCCAGGAGCGGCTACTGCAGTAATGGCTTCATAAATCTCTTCCCAAGTATATTCACTTAAATCATATCCTTCTTCTACTAGAGCGTCTACCCACTCATTAAATTCTTCGTAATTCATTTTTTGGTATTCCTACTAAGAGTATTTATTCAAAGTCTATTTTTTAGCTTGATATGACCTAGTGACGACTTCTCCAGACTTAGTTGGATGTGCTAGATGAGTTTTGATTTTTGGCGCACTTGGAGTTGAAGTTTTATGAGCTTGAAAGGCTTTATGAACCTTTACAGCATCATCATACATATGAATTTTTTTAGCATCCAATCTCTTTGCAAGATTTTTTGCAATCTCTAACTTCTTCTTACCAATATCTGGTCCTTTCATTCCTCCAGTGTAATGAATTTTATTCTGTGGAACTTTAAGTCCGTGCTTTTTGAATTGTGAATGAAATTCTTTTGGGTCATCAAACTTTGCACGAGCAGTAATTAAATGAACATTATGCCCTCTTGCCTCTTTTCTCTTAATATCCTTCACTACTCTCTTGTTTGGAGAGGAAGTTTCTTTAAATTTTTTAGCACTTCTGAATTCACTAAAATCATAATCGTGGCCTGGAGCCAATTTATGAGTATTGAATTCTTGATTGGTTAAACTCTGAACTCTCTTTCCAGAAGAGTCCTTTACGTGAACCTGCACATTTGGTCTGTTACCCTTTCCGTGAGTAAAAATTGTTTCGTCCACATCATAAGCGTGAACAGTTCTCTTTGGACGAGTTCCTCTTGATTTTTCTTGTAGATACCCAAATGCTTCTTTAAGTTTCGCACTGGGCAAAGAATAAATTCTTTCCAATGATTTTCTATTTTTTCCCAGCTCAACATTCTGTTTGGAGACTTTTTTCTTTTCCTGTGCAGCAAGCTTTTTAAGATTTGGGTCTTCATTTTCACCACCACGCATATGTACTCCAATCTCAGCTACTCTTTTAGCTCTATTAGAGAGTTCCATTGCCTTACGGTCTGCATTGAGACCTGATGCTACATTTGCACCCGACACTAGATTTGAAATTTTATTTAGAGAACGATTTGCTCTTTTATTATTAAAATTTTGAAATTTCTCAGAAAGATAATTCTGCATAGCTTCAAAATCTTCTTTCGCCAAGTATCCATTGGACCAAAACTCATCCCACTTTCTTTTTGCAGCCTGAGCATGACCTCTTGAAGATGGAGTAAATCCAGGAATATTAGACCTAATTCTACGAACTGGTTGTGAGAAAGATGCTCTAGGAGTATGAGTTTTTGAAACTCTCTTAATTGGTGCTCTTACAATATGATACTTTGGAACTTCAGGTAGAGGCTTTACTGCATCCTCTTCCTCTCTTCTTTCAATTCTATCTTTTTTTGAAAGTGCTCTCTTCGGATTTCCAGAACGAAACGCAACTTTTACTCCTTTGGGTAGGTTATTACTTCCCGCACTTGGAGAATATTGAGCATTTCCAACTTTTTCTAAATTCTTATAACGTTCTCTATGAGAAAGATACTCACTTTTAGAAACGCCTTCATCCAAGTCAAAAGCTTCTCCAATCTTACTCTTAGAGAAGAAATCTACAATCTTTCTTTCTTTCCGTGCTTTTGGTGAAGCTGATTCTTCTCTGCGCTGCTTTCTCTTTGCTAAAATCTCTTCTGCTTTTTGTTGAAAGGATTTTTGACCAGAAATATCTGGATGATTAGATGCACGTGCCTCTAAGAACAATTCAACAAAAACATCATAATTTTTTGGATAACTACTCATTGATATCAATCCTTTTTAGATATTTATATAAATATCAAGCTTCTTGAGTAGTATAATTATCAACTATACTAGATTTCCAAGCTTCACTCATATTCGTCATAATAGCTAGAGCAGACTCTACAGAATTCACATAACCTTCATCTAGAAGATGGTCTAGAATTATATCATACGCATCTACAGATTCCTTGGTAGGAATAGGTCTATTCATTAAAGGATTTGGAGTCTTAGGCCTATTTGCTAACGATGGATTTGCGAGTGCCCAAGTAGATTTACCTGTTGCTTCTGCACCCTTAACATCTCCAACTTTAATTTGAGATTTATAGACGGAGGTTCCACCCTGAATCTTCTGTTGAGTTGTTGCGTTCGCAGAAGAAGAATTAGAAGCTGCAGTGGGCTTAGGTGCGGTTGGCTTGATTGCAGGCGTAGAAATAGGCTTAGAGGCTTGTGGTTTAGCTACTGGAGTAGGTCTTACTACCGAAGTTGGTCTTGTAGCTACAGGTTTAGGAGCTTGTGAGTTAACTGTCGGAGTTGGTGTAGTTGCGAATGTTTTTTGTACTGGCGCCCCAACACGACTACCAGCATATCCTGTGGCGTTTGGAGCTATCTTATATGATGGTGGATTTATTCTTTTTCCAGAGTTGGGTGCAACTGTTGCTCTTTGCTTAGCTGCTGCGGCATAACCAGGAAGAACGGCACCAGCTTCATTTATAGAAGACTCATCAGAATATACTTGACCATATGCTTCGTATAAATTCTGTAGATTGATATGGTCCATTTTAATTACTATAGCTACCTATGAGTTATTTATATAATATCTAAAATATCACAAAATTCTCTAAAGGTTTTCTTTGTTCCTTCACGAGTTTTCAACCATTCATCTGGAGTCTTTCCCTCATTCGCATTCTTAAATCCATAATGTAATTCTTTTGCAGTAAGAGAATACTTCTTCATTAGTATTCTCATTGCAGAATCAATGGAATCATATGTTGGATTCGGAAGTTTCTCTAAACTTCGTTTCAACTCAGTAATGATTTTGAAATCAATCTTCATCTTTTACTTTCTTCTTCTTTTTCTTCTTTTTAACTGGAGTTCCTGCAAGACCGTTCTCTCTCATCTTCTGTAGAAATCTTGATGTTCTACTTCCTCTACTTTCCTCTTCATCACCTAAGGGACCAAGAGTATCTTTTGAATGCTGACGAAACATATCATCAGCATACGATTCATTGTGATTCATAATCGCTTCCAACAGATAATTAACTTCATTCAACTCTAGTCTTTTTTTTCTTCTATTTAAAATTTCGTCTATGTTTTGCATAACATTCAAAGATTTGAACCTTTAGATGTATTTATGTTCTCATTAAACTACAATTTAAAGTTTACAAAGGTATCAGTGTCAATATCTTGTTTGATTGCTCCTACTAAATACGAAATTTTTTCAGTCTCCTGTGGGCTTTCTTGAACTTCCTTACTATTCAACCAATGTGAAGTCCAGGGTAAAGGATTATTCTTTGCGGGAATATCAAACATAGGAGCTAATCCAATTGCCTTTCTTCTACGATTTGCAATCCAATCCACGTAATTGAAAAGTAATTTGTCGTTCAATCCAATCATACTTCCATCACGAAACAGATACTGTGCCCATCGTTTTTCTTCATTCACAGCAAGTTCAAACATTTTATCTACATAATGTTTCTCTTCCTGAATGATTCCAAGCATTTCTGGGTCATCTCCCTGCCTCCATTTAGTGAGAATTTTTTGTGTGAGATTTAAATGACAATTTCCAGATACAATGACTTTATTCTCATAACGAACAACTAACATTCCACTGGGAACGGAGACACAGAATACATCTCCATCATAGTTATAAGTTGAAGTTGTTTTTGGTTTGGCTCCAGCGCAATAGTAATCTCTATCTTGAATGATGGTTATGCGATGAACATTCTTATATCTATCCTGTCTATGGTCTATTTGAATACCTCTATGTGCTCTTCTTCCAGAAAGAGCGGCAATGGCTTGAACCATATCAGCTACATCTGAATTTGTAGTAGAGAAATAAATGTTAGAATAATCTCCATTTCTTAGATGACCATCCCAGTGAGAAAGCTCTTCTAGAAATTCAATACACCAAGCGCCACCAACTTCTTCTAGATTAACCCAAGAGAAATCCTTAACAACATCGTGCTCTATAGGAACCCATACAGTATACACGTAAGAAATTTTATCATTATGTATAAATTCTATTTTCGTATGTCTAAATTGAATCTGCTCTAGAATATGGTCCAGCCTATCAATTTTTCTGGGTTTTGTAAGAGTAAAAGTTGTAATATTACACCCATTGAATTTTCCATTTCTGAGGTCTTTATTCTGTATTGACCCATCTGCCTGCAGAGCAATTTTAAATCTTTCAACATATGAAAGTTCGGCTCTACCACCAGTTTTAACCCCAGAAGCAATAAAATGTTTCAAAAAAGAAGAATTAAATTCTTCCGCAGTATTTTCTTTAATGTCTCTAGTGATGCTATCTCTCCAGATAATTCTATGGTCTGGGGTGACTACCTGTTTGAAGTGTCCTTTGATATTGGAGAACTCATACACTAAACCAGAATGAGGTTTTTTAGTGTAATGTAATGGATGCACAAATTCAATTGAACCATTCGTATTATATTGAGCCACTTTTTCTGTCTGGTCTAGGTCCTCAAATTTCTTCCATCCAATTGGTGTTAAAACTTCAGTTCCTTTCACAAAACAGCTTTCATCACGCGAAATCAGTGAGATAATCTTGGCCGAACCTTCCATCAGTTTTAGCTCACCAAAAGCGAAACTACAGGCGAAGCTCACATAAAAGCGAATTCCTTCAAGAATATTCACATTCATAATTGCCCGATATAGCTTCCGTTTCAGTTCTATTCTTGTGGATAATCCGACATCAATTCCTTCATTCGCAAATCTCCACATATTTGTAGAGCCATATTGTTGAGCATAATTGATAAAGTCATTATAGGACTCAGTTACTGATGCCGCTCTCTCTAGAATCATCTCATCATGAATGATAGTATCAAATACTTCTGTTGGATTTGCATATACATTTTTGATGATATGAGTATATGAGCGACTATGAATCATCTCAAAGAACTCCCAGGCAGTCATCGCAGCTTCCAATTCAGGAAGAGAGCAATAAGGAATGAATGCCATTCCTGGTCCTCTTCCTTGAACGCTATCTAATAGAATTTGATACTTTAGATTTGAAGTGAATATATGCTTCTGTTCTGGGCGAAGAGTCATATAATCAGATTTATCTTTCTGTAAAGAAATCTCCTCGGGTCTCCAGAAGAAACTCAATTGTTGTTGAGTGAGTTTTTCAAATTCTGGGTATTTGAATGTGTCATATCTTTGAACTCCTAGAGGAGCCCCAAAGAACATAGGTGATTTAGTCGTATCAATATCCTCGGTATTAAATACCGTCATTCCATTTATCATAATATTACCTTAAATTGAACAGCTATCACAAGTTTCATCTTGTGAGTTTAAAATTTCATCAATCAAATTTTGAGTTTCATCCTTCGCAGAGGAATCAGTTTTTCCATCATATGTGTTTTGATAGTAAGCAGTTTTATGTCCTTTAGCATATGCGGAAAGAAAATCATTTACAATCACGCTCATTGGAACTTCATTATTTGGATAGTGCTCTGGATTGTAATTCCAATTTGCACTAATAGCTTGGTCAAAGAACTTCTGAATCATCGCAACAATATTAAAGTATCCCTCATTGGATTTAATATCCCACAATAGAGTATAATTATTTTTGAGTGTATTATACTGTGGGACGATTTGCTTAATAGGTCCTTTCTTTGATTGTTTGATGGATAGATAACCTCTAGGAGGCTCAATTCCATTTGTAGCATTAGAGGTCACACTAGATGACTCACTGGGAAGAATGCAAGTAAGAGTATTATTTCTCAGGCCATATTGAATGATACTCTGACGTAATTCTTCCCAATCGTGTTGATATGAGACCTCGCAGATATCATCAATTTCTTTTTTGTAGGTGTCTATGGGTAGAATTCCCTGAGAATATTTGGACTGATAAAAATCAGAACAAACTCCCTTCTCCTTAGCTAATTGATTTGAAGCCTTAAGTAGGTAATATTGAATACTTTCCGCAAGACCGTGAACTGCTTTCCAAGCTTCTGGGTCTTCATATTTGAATCCTAGTTTTGCAAGATAATGTGCAAGCCCAATAACCCCTATTCCTAAAGTTCTTCCTCCTTTTGCAGAAAGTTCAGCAGCTCTAATTGGATAGGACTGATAATCAATCAATTCGTCTAAAGACCTGACACACAAATCACACAATTCTTCAAGTTCTTCATCAGACTTAATTTTACCTACGTTTAAAGCTTTTAGAATACACAATGCAATTCTTCCGTTCTCATCTTCAAGACTTTGAATAGGTTTTGTTAGAAGAGTTATTTCTGTACAATTATGAATTAAGATATCATTCGCAAAGAAATTATGATTATCCTCCACAGTAATATCATATACTGGAATTTCGTTTTCAAGATGTTCAATTTTTAGCATTTTTTTCTAGTTCGGTTAAGATAATTCGTCTGTGTCTATAATATGGATTGTAACTCAATCCTGTTTTTTCTTCAAGTATTTTAGAATAATTTATATACTTCCCACCAAATCTATTTTTTGAAAAGTGTTTTGGAAAAGTCAAATTTAAATGAGTTATCGCAAACTCTCTCAATACCATAATCCCAGGAATAAACTTATATATTTTAATAAATTTTATTCCTATTTCAATTAAATCCTCATCAGTTAATCCATTCCAATTTGGATTAGAATACCCAGTTGAGTTGAGTGTTAATGAATTAAACCAATTGTCCTGGACTTCTTTAGAACATCTGGGAATCATCCACCCGCCTGTTCCACCTAAAGTTGCATTATAACCTTTTTTAGTATTACTTTCAAAAAGTTTAATAAAATGGATTTCTTTTTCGTTTATGATATTAACATTCTCAGTTTGGTAAGTTTCAATAATGGATAAATCCCAACAATCTTCACCATATTTTCTAATTGCGGAATGAAATCTAAATTTAGAGCCATTTCTTGCACAAGAGAGGTGCCGATTCCATCTATGTGATAGAGAATATTCAGTTTTTCCTATGTAGCATTTACTATTTTTTTAAATTTGTGATTTTATAAATGATGTGAGTTTTCATTATATTAAGTGTAATCTCACGGCTAGTTATAATATATAGAGATTACACTTAATATCAATTGATTATTAATTCATCAGTTTCAACCAAATCTTTTACCATCACATATCCACGATTTTTCGTAAATACTTTGTGTCCTGGTGTGGCTACGATACTCTTACCCGTTTCTTCATCAGTAATTCTCATTACTTCTGATTTCGGAGAAGTCTGTGCAAATGCAGTGATTTGTTTCCATTCTAAAATATCACTTTTTATGTTATAAGAAAGGACTTTTATATTAGAGTAGCTATTCATAAATTTCGGCAAATCCTGAATTTCAATTCTATCCCACTCATCCTCATCAAGTAATACTTCTATTTTAGTATCACCAGAAACGCATAAATTGCTCATTGCAACTTGTTCTATAAATGAACTGTGAGAGTTGCAGTGGTCTATATTCATAATATAGATTCTACCAGTTTCCGCTCTTTCTTTGAGTAAGTCAAGAATCAGTTTTTGTGCCCCAACAACTTTTCTTGGAATGGTGAGGTCTTTTTCATATTTTGTATAGAGTTCATCAAACTCGGGCATTCCGAATACATCATATAGACCAGGAACATTCTGAGGAGAGAAGAGTGTGATTTCTGCATTCTGAATGAATCGTTCGTAGAATATCTTGGACAACTGAATGCCGTAATCCAACTTTCGGGCACGATTTTCCTCAGTTCCTTTGTTGTTCTTAAGAACGAGAACTTCCTCAATTTCAGTATGCCAAATTGGAAAATAAACCGTAGCGCTGCCTTGACGAATTCCACCTTGATGACAAGATTTGAGAGAGCTTTCAAATTTCTTCAGAAATGGAATGATACCCGTTGATAGAACTTCTCCATTCCGAATCTTACTATTGATTGCACGTAGTCTTCCGATATTCAATCCAATTCCAGCTCTACCCGCCACATACTTCATCATCGCGCCATCAGAAGCAATGATGCTGTCTAGAGTATCGTCTACATCAATGAGAGTGCAGGAGGCAAATTGCCGAGATGGAGTTCTCACTCCCGCCATAATAGGAGTAGGAATATTAATTTTATGTTTGGAGACCGCATCATAATATCTCTTCACATAATCCATACGAATTGTTGAATTATAGTTTGAGAACATAGTCAGTGCAATCATCATATATGCAAACTGAGGCGTTTCGTATAGCGTTGATGTGCTTCGGTCTTGAACCAAATACTTATCTACGACTTGACGTAGACCAGCATAAGTGAAGAGATAATCTCTATGATGGTCAATATATTCTCCAAGAGCATTTAGTTCTTGCTCAGTATACTTCTCAAGAACTTCCTTATCGTATACACCCAAATTTACACAATTTTGAATGTGTTCGTAGAATTTAGGATGGTCCTTAAGTCTACCATAGATTTTCTTACGAATAGAAAACAGTAGAAGTCTTGCTGCAACGTATTGATAGTTTGGAGAATCCAAAGAAATCAAATCGGATGCAGATTTGATGAGAATTTCCTGAATATCTGAGGTAGTAATTCCATCATACAATTGTATTCCTGAAGAAATTTCAACTTGCGATGCAGATACTCCAGATAATCCAAAGCAGGCTTCATCCACCATTCTATGAATTTTATCTAACAGGAGTATCTCATCCTCTCCACTGCGCTTCTTAACTCTAATTTCTTTGTTGCTCATAATTGATTTGACTCCTAAATTCTTTTCCAACCTATCATTTTAGCTTTTGCCGCTAATCCACGAAAAGTATTATCTTTAATAATATTTTCTGGAGATAATCCTGCAATTATCATATCATTCACATCTTTATACTCCAAATTTTTTGGCCAAACTACAATAGAGTCTCCTGATTCTATTGTAGTTTCCATACGATGAACAATGTGTTTATTTCTTCTTTCATTATCATATACATAAACAAAATTACAATCTTTAAACTTATGTAAAGTTTTGATATTCAAATCAGCTCCTACCATAGCTATAGAATTTGGTATAAACATACTATCAAATGGCCCTTCCAAAACATATATTGGAGAATTCACATTCACATTGTCCAATCCATAAATCTTCGGTAGTTCATTATTTAGAATTACGGTGATGTACTTCACTGTAGAATTTTTGGACAGTGCTCTACCCTGAAATCCGAAGATTTGATTTTCATATATGAGTGGAATTACAATTCTACTCTCTTCATAATCTGTAGTCTCAAATGTGTGTATTTGAGAATTAGTCCACTTCTTAAAACTTTCACAGAAGTATAATTGATTCCATTTTGATTTGGGGATTTTTCTAGATTCAATATACTTTCGGGCAATATGAGTTTCGGATAACTCTGAAATCGTGAGTAAATCAAAATACTTTTTACTAAATGTGGGTTTCTTTTTTGGTGGAGATGAAACTAATTTTAATGTTTTTGAACCTTTATTCTTAAACTTCTCAAAAACATATCTATCATATATCGATTTGTCTATGTCCTTCAGTACCATAGATATATTACAAGATTTTCCGCAATTATGACATTTATAATTATATGTGTCTTTCACTGGATATAAATATCCTCGCGCTTTGTTTTTATATCTTTCACTGTCTCCACAATAAAAACATCTAAAATTGTAGGTGTTACCTTTTTTTATAAATTTAAGTAGTTGTGGTGAAATTTCGGCAATATACTTTTCCTCAATAAATGACATGAATTAAGTGGCTGTGAGAACTAAGTTTAAAACGAAGTTAAAATTTGGTCAAGATTTAATCATTTCTGAGTAAAGGACCTTCTGTATAAGGCTTTATATGGCGGAGGTAGTCTACGATATTTCTTTTTTCTTAGGTCCACTGGAGGTAAATCACCTTCTTTACCTGAGAGTCCATTAATTCCTCCAGCACCAACGGAATTGGTAGGACCACCTTCTTCTTTTAAATGTTTAATGAGTTCTATGATGAATTGTAGCGATTTCTTCTTCATAATTCTCGTAATAGCTTAAGAAAATATATATCCACTGGTATATCATTCAATATCGTTTTGGGGTATTCTGGAAATTTCCCCAAATACAATATTGTAGTTTTTATGAGAGACCAATATTGAGATTCGGTTTTATAAAATAATAGTGGCGTGGCCGCCTCACCAAATACATTATATAAAATCAAAAAATGATTAATCAATAGTTTAATATTAACTCTATTATCTAAAATATATTTCTTAAGAAGTTTTTTAATCAACTTGAATCTCTTCAAATCTTCATAAAAATCTTCTTTGGTTACAGATTGCGGATTTTCATAATATTTTATAGCAAATAATAAATGGTTATCTTCATTCAAATCATCAAAAGTCATGTATTTGGAAATATAAAGTTGTCTGGGGCATCCCCTGTAATTGAATTTGATGCAACAAAAACTTCATTCTTGACTCTTAGATTTCCATTGCAATCTATATAGGTCATAATTCCTACCCATCCTGCGTGAGTCACTGCATATCTGGTTGTAGATGCAACCGAAGCTTCAGTTTCATCAACTCCATATACTATTGCAGTGTAGGTTGTACTCACTCCAACCTGATAATTAGAGTTAAGTGTTCCAGATATAGGAAGTTCACTAATTGTGTATGATGTTGTAGCAATTCCAACTCCACTCAAATTTGATGTGGATGCAATAGAAAGTTGAGTAGTGCTTGCAATACCCACAATCACAGCATCTCCGAAGAAGTTGGAAGTACCACCAAGTCTACCAAATCTAATTACATTACCAGTTGCTGCAGCACCAACCTGCCCAAATGAAGTTCCCGCTCCAGTCACAGTTAATGTGGTGTAGTTTAAACTCACCGTTCCGTTGGAACCTTTAGCGTCAATATTTCCCCAGAGAGCCATTTAATCTTCCTCGTTATCTTACAATTTGTATGAGTATTTATGATAAATTTGATATCACGAAATAATAAAAAGAGAAAGAGAACTCTCTTTCTCTTTGAATGTGATAAACCTAACTCACATTGGTTTGGTAGGTAGCAATTTTTCTCTTACTAATGCAACTAGCTCGTCATCTACTCTATTATCAGTAGTTTTGACGTATTTTGTAAGCAATTCAATAAGAAATAGTTTAACAGATTCAGTGTTCCAGAACATAACAACCAAATTTTCACCAAGTGATAAAAGTAGATTTTTTTTCATTGTGTTCTCGCCGTGATTCATAAGTATTTATGTTTTGGAGGAAGTCACCATTTCCAAATATCACTCCAATATGCGGCAGAGCTTTTACCTTTCTTAATGTTTTTACTATGTCTGGATTTAAATCTTTCTCTTCTATTTTTATATGCCTCACTTTCACCTTCTTTTTTTGGAGAACCCTTAACTCCTTTCTGACCAAACCGAATTAATTTTTCTTCTTCATTTTCACAAGACTTAACTACGTGAGATTTACCAGTTGTATTATTTCCAACTGGGTCGGATTTTGGCTTGTTGCAATCTAAATTAGACTTATCATACTTTGCTTCTTCTAATTTTTTTCGATTTCTTGCTGGATGATTCACTCTACCGTGGTCCAAGTTTTTAGTGGCCTTTTCTTTTCTTTTCATCATTCGGTCCATCAACTGCATTCCTGGACCCTCTATATGACCAGACCTCACAAAGTTTTTTGGAGACTGCGCCAAATTAGCAGCAAATGCAACGCTTAATATCGCATTTGCTAGATGGTCTCTTTTTCTGGCCTCAATTAGAAGCTTCCTTTTCATCACTTGTTCTATTCTGGTCAGAGCTTCCTGAAGTGAATCTGAACTTAATTCTTCTTTAATATTAGGATTAATGATAATTTTATTTTTACCTTTCATAATGTCTACGGTATAATCTATACCCTTTTCTTTCTTTTTCTTTTTATCATCAACTTCATAGAGTAATTCCTCTCTCCAACAGGAATATATTTCAGAAACTTGTCCCTTTCCCAGATACTTTCCTTGAGATACTGCAGTTCTCTTTTCTCTACCACTCATTTGTGATGGTGCAGAAGGAAGAAGTCTTTTAGACTGCGACATTGCAGAAGTGGTTGCAGATTTAAATTTCTGAATTTTAGATTTTCTAAATTTATCTAAATCATTCGCTCTAGCAGTCTCGGCTTCTTTATCTCTTTCAGATTGCTGGTCTTTTCTTTTTTGATATTCCTTTTTTCCTATAGAAAATGCTGTACCTACAGCGTGTTTGCCGATACTTGCAAGATTTCCAAGTGCTTTTTTATAAGCAGTTGGGTCTTTGTCGGTATCATTTATGGTTTGAGTCTGAATTCCAGAAGATTGATTTCCTTGAGCTGCTCTGCGAGCTTCTCTATCTTTTCTCTGTAGTTCAAGCTCTCTATACTTTTTAATAGATTGCTTTTTTTGCCATTCTAATCTATCTCTCTTATGTACAAGAGTATTTTGCTTTTGTTCGTAGTCTAATCTTCTTGCACGTTCACGATTCTTTTCACGAGCAGACCTAAGTGCTTCTGGAGTTTTAAGACTATCTGAAACATCAGGGTCATTCTCAAATGCCTGACTTACTCTTTTCTCTAAATCCTTGGTTCTTGAACTTACTTCTGTAATCTGAGTCATTGAAGCTTACCTAACTGCAACATTCGCCTTATCTTATTTATTGATTTGGGGACAGTTTCTTTAATTCTAACATTAGTATAAGACTTTGTTGGTTGACCTGGAGTGAGGCTTTGTAGAAACTTCCGATACTTATCCGTTCCCACCTCATATACCTCTTCATTGAATAGATGCACATTCTGTAGCCAAGATTTAAACATCATTCCATCTTCCGTCACACAAATTAAATAATTGGTTCCTCTTCTCGTGACTTCTCCCACCAATCCAGTATTCAGATTCTCAACAATGGAACCTACTGGATACAAATTATTAACTTTATAATTATATCTCAACATTTCCATATCTAATTCTGGAGCAATTTTCCATAACTCCAGAGATTCTTTCTGCTGACCTCTACTCATAGAATCAACCACCGAATTAAACAATTCTTCTTTATCTGCTCTCTTCATTGGAGCAGGCAGACTAGAGAAAAATGCTTGAGCGTTTCCTTCTGCGGCTGAAGTTCTCAGTGCAGCAGAAGACCCAGTTCCACCAGTATCACTGTCTGGGTCCTTTCCTGGAGCTGCAAGGACTTCAATATTAGCGAATTGGTAGTCCTGCCCTTCTCCCTTATGAGCTAATGACTGAAACTCTCCTAGCCTATCTGCACCCACAACTAATCTTACATCTTGATATCCATCATTTCCTAATGCAGTTAATACATCAAAGATAGTTTTTGATTCATCATTATCCAAAATATAATCTGCATAATCAGGATACATCATTTGCATATATTGAATCTTAAGACTTGGGTTTAGAGGATTTGTTCCAGCATCTTGAACTCTACTTGGATATATTCGGAAGTCATAATTATTTTCCGTTGCTTTAGACATTCCAAATTTACACATATTCTCGTGATTTTTTGCAGGAGGATTAAATCTTCCTACAACAACTACAACACCCTTTGCAGATTTTGGAACGGGTGAAGCTGCTGCCTTTGTAGATTGAGTTTTTTGAACTTGTTGTTTAGGTTGACGTTGAGACTTTTGTTCTTGCTCTGCTCCTTGTCTACCCGAGAAAATCTTAAGTTCTCCACCAATAGTTTTAGCTACCAGCTTACCTGAATTATCATAATAATCTCCGTGGCCATTGCTTCTCCAACCTCTCTGCCTTGCTTGCGTAGATGCTTGAGTTTCTCTGGCTTCACATATAAATTGTATAAAAGTTTTCATTTAACAGGGTTTTTAAGTATTTATTCAATTCTTAAAGTTTACATTCAAGATACTTCTTTTTTCTCAATATGTCTCCATTCATTGCGTGATTCCGATTTACAAATTGAACTGATAAATTCTTATATGGATACATAGCTGTAGAATTACTGTCTTCAGCTGGGTCCTTTGACCTTAACGTAGTGTCGTATATAACCATATACACTTCTGGCCTGAGTGCAACCGTATCTGGTGGATGATTTCTTTTATATATTTTCTCAGCTTCCATATATATGAAAAGCGAGTCCTCGTCACTATGTTCTTCTTTACCATTTATAATAATATAATCCGCGAAATTATCTTTCATACCAAAACAATAATAGTTAATTTCACTGTCCGTAGCTGGAGTTCGTATTCCCATAATTCCTTCTGGAAAGATTACTTTGTTACGGTCAGTAGGGTCAAGAGAAATCAAGCCCGTTGCAACGGCCTTATCTATCAATTTTTTGGGTCTAGCTGAGTGTAAAGTGTGATAAGTTCCTGCACTTCCCCAAGAAAAGAAATTACTTTGTTTTAATGATATTCTAACTTTTTTTAGTTTTGTTTGAATTGTTACATCAGATTTACTACTTTTCCCCGCAGCATCATCTATGGATATAATTGGGCCAATTCCAATTTTTTTCTTATTTACACTCCATATTGTAAGTGTAACATTATGATATTTTTCAAATAATAAATACGAAAACTCTTTTAAATCAGATTTGAGTTCCGTTAATTTTAGTAGTTTGTCTACTATTACTGAATGAAAGTATAGTTCATATGCTCTTCCTGGATTTAGGATGGATGAACGTTTTCCAACTGGACATTGCGTATATACTTCTCCCGTTCCAGTATTCTTACCAACCACTCGTATCTTTTTTATATTTCCGTCAGTGGATTCTTTAAATTTAGAAAGTGGATATTTAGAAACTAACGCTGCATAAATTTTTTTATGTAATTCTGGACCATTTTTTAAAATCTTCGGAATGACCCATATCGTGTCCTTTTTTTTGTATATTAGATTATCTGACTTAGGTGCCAATTTTTGAACTATTTCTAAAATTTTATATGGGTCAGCTAGAGTATGTCTTACGATTGGTGGAGCCATAAATTCAAGAGTATACCATATGATATTTATCATATATCATAAAAAAGAGGCTTTCGCCTCTTAAATATCAAACGTCTCCTGTTACTCGGTTTTCAGAAAAATATGAATCAAAAGTTCCACTTGGATATCTTGCAGAAAGTTTTTCAACGTTCATAGCAAAGGCATCATCTATAGTCATTCCTAAAGCCTCACATGCTAATGCGATATAAAATAAAATATCTCCAATTTCACGCTTCATATGAAATACATTTTCTGCGTTATATGGCTTTCCCTGAAAGAGAATCTTCTTGACTACTTCTGCGTATTCTCCAGCTTCTGCACAAATTCCAGTGTATGAAGTCATCAACTTTGGAACATTCACTCCAAGTTCATTTAATTCATTCATTCGTTCTATCAGAGCATCATAGTTTGAGGATGGTTTAGAGGTTATACTAGCTACAAATCTACTATAATCTTGAGTGCTTACATTCATAAATTCACCTTAGTATTTAAATTTCAAAAATTTATCCATTTTATTGGATTGTTCTTCAGGATTATAGTCGGATTCTAATTCTTCGTCAAGAGCTTCTATTTGAGCAGATTGCTCAACGTTATATAGCTTCATTTTTGTTTTGTCTATACCTACTACAAATCTCTTGAATTTAGAAACATCATTATCACGATTTCGGAGTTGTTTGAACATTACCTGTCCTAAATTAGACAACTCTTCTGTATTAATGAGAGCAACTGCAACGTCAGCAGTCATCATAGTTCCAAAACTATTTTTTGTTAGTATGCCATTACAATAAAATAAATTATCCCCCGATACTCCGATATTAATAGTTTCCAATTCTCCTAATTCTATAATCTCTACAATTTCATCAACATAGCTTATGTTATTGTCGGTTATTGTATCTTTCTCTTGTTTTTCTTTGTCTAATTTAATCAACAATTCCGTAAGTTCAAATAAATCTAGATTACTCAATCCAGATGAAATCATTTTTTCTGCCGTTCTAAAACATTTTAATTCTAAATTATCCATTTATAATCTCTATGAAAGTGAATTTAATTTGTCGCCAGGAGTAAGCCCAGTATTGATTGATATTCTACCCCTATTTGTTGGAAATATATGGTCCTTACTCACAATAAGTTCTTTACCACTCTTAGTCCTAATTTTAACACAATCCTTGAATTTTTTATGATGAGTCAACATAACTGTCTTATATCCATCGTGTGAAGTAATTTGGTCTCCGACACAAATATCTTGAATTTGCTTTATTGCGCCGTCTCTAAGTTCAACTTTTTCATTCACATAGATGCATTCAGAAACATCAGTCATATCTGGGTCAGAGGATGTTGATCCACCTCTACCACTTTGAGTAGCACTCAGAATGGGAACATCATACTCTACAGCAAGTGCTCTAAGTTCTTCTGCAACACTTTTAATATAAGTGTATGAGTTAATATTTGAGTTCTTCTTATATCTATTAGAAGCACAAATATTCAGATAATCAATGAAGATGATGTCTGGATGAAAATGTTTCTTCAGAGCAAGTTCACTCAAAAGACTTTTGAAGTGCCCAACGTGACCACATCCAGTTGGATATTCTTTAACAATAAACTTCCCGTGAGTTTTTTGAGCCAATTTAATAATTCTAGACTCAAATTTTTCTTTCGGAATACTACTCAGTTCGGAGATATTCACATTCAGTAGATTTGAGTCTATTCTCTGAGCGACTTTCTCCTCCGACATTTCTAGACTAATGTAGAGAACATTCTTACCCTGAGCTAGAAATGAGCTTGCAAAAGAACACATTGACAATGACTTGCCCGCATTAGGAGCAGACATAATCAGGAATAGGGTTTTCTTAGAGAGACCACCACCTGTAATTTTATTGAAGTAATCTATATCAAATGGAAGCTTATCCTCTTTACGAGTATAATATTCAAATCTTCTTTCATAGTCCTCAATTAAGTCGTGACCAATATGTTCATCAAATGAGATAGATAATGCATCCTGCAGAATTCCAGGAATAGCGTCTCTATCCTTAACCTCATCTCCACCATCTGCAATACGAATACTTTCCATCAGTGCAAGATAGATTGCTCTGTCTCTACACCATTTCTCAGTGTTATCCACTAACCATTTTAAGTCTACGTGACTATCATCTAGACTCCTAATGTAGTTGCAGATATTCTTATATCCATCTTCATTCAAATCTGTTCTCTTTTCAGTTTCAATGAGTAGAATTTCTTTTGTTGCTAAGTCTTCATAGGAAATGATGAACTTACTAATTTCCTCAAATAATATTCTTTCGTGAGAATTATCAAAATATTCAGGATTGATAAAGGGTAATACCTTTTTATAATAATCACTATTGAAAATTAAATTTCGGAGAATAGTGGTTTCAATTTTTTCCATTATTTGTAATGCAGATACGTGCTTAGAATATATTTTGAATTGGAATTAGGCTCAAGTCCTCTATGTGGGAACATCCACATAGGAGGAAATATAATCAGAGTTCCTCTTTTGGGAACAACAGTAAGGTCTATAAATTCGGTTTGTCCTCCAGCTTCAACATCATTGAGATACCACATAAATGCAAGAAATCTACGAGCAGTTTCATAATCTTGAACATCTACGTGTGTATCAAAAGCTTCATTCTCTTCTGGAGAGTATCTCTTAATTCTGTAGTGTTCAAAAGCGTGACTCTCTGGAAATACACCTTTGTTCATAAATTCGTAATATGAATCTCTATACTCCAAAGTTTTTTGAATCAGATAGTTCTGAACATTATTTACCTCTTCCGATAATTCTCGGTTTTCGGTTAAATTGAATTGCGTGAAATTGGGTCTTCTATCGTTCTCAATTTTTTCTTGAAATTCAAATTGAGTATCAAATAGATTTACGAGAAAGTCGCATACATTTGGCTCCAAAGCTTCTTCATGTATTTGTATTAAATCATTTAATTCAACCATATGCAAACTCCGATTTTGCTGCTTCATTCAATGCTTCTAGAATTTCTGGAGTAAAATACTTTTCTGGATTACCGTAAATGGTTTTTCCATATTGAGTAGTTCCATCTGAAACTTTATACCGAGTTCCAACTTTTTCAAAAATATTATATTTTTCTGCTAATTCCAGAAGTCCGTAGTATCTATCCAATCCTCTTTCGTCATAATATAGTCTCATTTCAACTTCTTGATTTTCTTTACTCAATCTAGATTTAAATGTTTTAGCTTTGAGAATAACTCCAACTACATCAGTTCCGTCTTTTTCCTTAGATTTAGAAAGTTCTAATATTGTAGAAGAGGAATAGATAAGCCCAGTTCCGCCACTTTGGACCTGAGGAGGTCCATATCCACCCACATTAGCATATAGGTGATTAGTCACAATCATCGGAATCTTAGCCTGTCCGAGCTTCAGAGTTAACATCCTAAAGCAAGCCTTGATGAGTGCAGCTTTAGTCATATCCTTTGTATCTTTTTCTAACAAAGTATCATTAATTTCTTTATTCGTAGACAACATTCCTAGACTATCCAATACAAAAATACAAGAATTTCTTGCTTGTTCTGGAGTCTTAAGATATAAATCTACTGCTTTGAGTGCTTTGGTTCGGAAATCTTCAATCGTGACTACATTCAATACAATCACCCGAGCTAAATCTATACCTCTACTTGCTAATAGGGATTTTGTTACTGCGGACTCAGTATCAAAATATAGACAATACCCTGTGGGATTGGCTTCTAGAAAATTCTTTACTGTTGCTAATGCGAACCACGTATTATGATGATAAATTCCAGATTTCGGATTACTAATATACCAATGTGGGGCATCTATTGAAATATCATACACACTCTCAATTCCCAATGGTGTTTTTTCTACAACTACTTTTTTACCATATGTAGACATAATTTCTTTGGCATCAATTGCCGATACTTCAATTCCAGTATGGTAATCACAAAAATTATGATTAACTGAGCATTCAAATGTATCTTCGCCATCAAAATCTAGACGAATCACCTCGTTATTATGTTTAGTTACAACTTCATTAATTCTAGTAAATCCAGTTGGGGTTCTAACATAAATTTCATCAGCTACTTCATATGGAACCTCGTGTTCTCCACTCCCATACAATTTATATAATTGCTCATATGTTAATTCAGATTCAATCAGGTCTTCATTTGCATATATTGTAATTTTTTCCGAGCCTCTAGCGCATTTCCCAGTTCCAGAAAGTCCAGAATATGCAGTAATTTTATTTCCAGATACTCCACCAAAGATACTTCCCGATACCAGAGCATTTAAAATATACGAACCAGTATCCACATACGTTTCTGTCTCATCAATATCTTTAGCTAATTGTGTATACTCTCCGCCAATTTCCTTCACTAAATCTGAAAGAAAATTTAAATTTTGTTCCGTCATAATATTCTTTAAGTTATACTAAATTATATACCATTTCTAAAGTTCCGTCAAAATTTTAAATTAGGCATAAAATTTTGCAAGATTTACTCTTCTTTCTGGTGCCCATCCAATTGCATCTAAAATGTTAGTTAATGGAGACAAAAAGGATTTATCAAATTGAGTTTGATAATCAATATAATTATCTAAGTTAAATTCTTTTGGACAAGTCTGAATAAACGCAATGGTATTCTGACGAATTGGATTGGGCAACTTAAGATAGCAAAATTTAATCTTTTCACCATTCTGAATTCGTTGATATTTTTGAGTAAGTCCCAACTCCCGAATATAATGATTGAAGAGCAATACTCCACGAATTTGCATTGGTGTGCCCTTCTTGAAAATAGTAAGATTTGATTTATATACATCCAATTTATTTACACTTCTGGGAAAAGAAATATCCTCAATGGGTAATTGTATAAATTCAGATTTACATTTACTAATATAATTCACCATATCATTTTCAGTACCACTCATCATAATGGGAATGGCGTTCTTAATCATTTTACGACACACCTGAGGAGTAGATGACTTAATCGCTTCCAATCCCTTAATCTTAATCTTAGGCGATGCATACCTAACTCCCTCATTGTCCCAGACATTTAGAATATACCTTTTCTTAGCAGTCCAGATTCCTCTATCGGATATGGTTTCTCTTTTCATATAAAGAGTGTTTCTATAGGCATTAGTGTATTGAGAAAATTCTTCAAAACAAGCAGTAATGAATTCTTGAAGCTTAATATCACATATTTTATCTAGAAAATTGATGGCAGTTTCTTTATCTGGTGGAGTTCCTTTAAATATAGTTTGAATTACGGGTCCGAGGTTCAAAAAAACACTATCCGTGTCCATAGATATGGCGAAATCCACATCTTTCTTTCCTACAATTTTATTTAAGTATTGATTGAGCTTGGATTCAATCCATTTAATCACAGTTTGTCCAGAAAATGTAATGGCTTTTGCATTATCCAATCTATAGTATCTAAATCCAGGATTTCCCAATGCTCCATATAAACTGTTCAGACAGATTTTCAAGTTGAGTTGAATATTATGATATTCCGTAATGAGATTTGATAGTTGTGGAGTGGGATTTATTTCATATTCCTTTTCAGCCTCAATCATTTTTGCCTTGTATAATTTTCTCTTTGTGAACATTTCGTCCACCAATTCTGGGAAAAATCCAAGAATGTCTTTTCTATACATACATCCATTCGGGCATATCGCATAATCAGAATATGATTCGGTATCAATTCTTTTATGTAGAATGTTCTCAATGCTCGCTTGAGGATGCTTCGTCTCCACTAAAGTTTCTGGACTCAAATTATACATCATAATCAATGACGGATAAAGTGAAGCAAGGTCAAAACTTACAACATATTCATACATTCCAGGAATAGGTTCCTTTACATATGCTCCTTCAAATTTCTCATCCTTTTCTACAGTATTTCTAGGTGGAATTGCAATATTCTTAGCCTTTAGATAATTGTATGTGATAGCATCCCACATTCTTACTTGAAAAAACACATCAGAGAAGTTGACTTTGGCGTTATAAGCCATCATCACACAAAGTTCCATCAATTTCATCTTTGATTCCAACTTATCTACAAGAATAGTATCTTGAAGATTATATGAAATGAATTTTTGCCAATTCCGAGTATAAAATTCTTTGAAAGTTTCGTACTCAGAGTGGTCTAATTTGGTTTCCTCCAATTCAACTTCACCAATATAACCTAAAGCATAACTTTCTCTATTCACATATGTAAATTTTTTATATAAGTCTAGATAGTCAACAATAGAAATTCCGACGATATCCGCAAGAACAGATACTTTTCCAGAAAATTCAATTTCTTTTGTGCGAACATCTTCCCAAGGAGAAAGCCTCTTAACTTCACCTCCAACGATTTTACCAAACCTTCCAATCAAATATGGGAAGTCGTAAAGTGCTATGTTCCATCCAGTTACAATATCTGGGTAATTTCTCTCCCAAAACTCTATAAATTTATAAAATAAGTCAACTTCACCATCACACAAAACATAAGTAACATTTGGATTTTCATTTACATAAGGCTTCACTCCAAAGCAAGTAATCTGCTTCGTGTTCATATTATGAAGACAAATGGATAGAATTTCTTCATTACATTCTAATGGGCTCGGAAAGCCATATTCAGAAGAAACCTCAATATCAATTGTGTAAATTAGCAGTTTGGTTATATCATATTCAATTTTAGGTTCAGAATAAGTTTCTGAAATATATTGAAAAGTATAATTCTCCATTCCATAGATTTCAAATCCATCAACTTCCTTATACTTCTTATAGAATTCTCTACAATCCCGAATCGTTCCTGGGTTGATTTCTCTTACATAACTTCCATCTAATGTTTTATAATCTGTCTTAGCTTTACTTGGAAGATAGAGTGTAGGAAGAAATTCAACTTCCGTTGAAAAATGTTCTCCATCTTCATACCCACGAACTAAAATACTATCTCGTCTTTGTGATATATTCGTATAAAATCTCAATTAGATTCCTCCTCAGATTCTTGTTCTGGTGCAGCCTCCACTACTTCTGGTTCTTTCTCTTCAATCTTAGTTGCCGTTAAGTATTTCTTAGTTAACATTTCATTGGGAGTAAACATAGTGAAAATATCATTACTCTTAAACGAAAATACTGTTTGGTCCGTAAGAACCCCCAGATATGGATAAAGTTTATCTCCCAGGTCTACTTTATATGGGAAATGCATTTCAAAATCTGGGTCGTCATAATCTTCTGCAACCACTTTAATTACATTATTTGAAACCAAAATGTTTCCATTCTTGAATACTACTGCTTGAATCATAACTTTTCCTCAATATCATTTATTCTAATACAAAAAAACGTCCTCGTCAAATAAAAGTTCAACGAGGACGTGCATCAATTTAATTTAAATTTCATACAATATTATATACTTGTTTTCTCTGATGTTCTGGAACTACAGTAGTGATTTCTACCGAAAGTAATCCATCAGAGAATCTCACTTCATTCACTCTCACTTCATCGCTTATAGTCCAGGACCTTCTGAAACTTCTATTTGCGATTCCATTGTAATGATATTTTTCATCTACGGTTGTAGACTTACTTCCTTCAATGACCAATTGATTTTTCTCGGTATACACAGAAATTTCATCTTTATGAAATCCTGCTACTGCAAGGTCCAATCTCTTTCTTCCTTCTCCTGAATCTACTAGATTATATGGAGGATAGTTTGATGTTGAATATCCTTCCGTCAGCCTATCAAACCAGGGGTCTAATCCAATTGTAAATCTGTCAATATCTTCTAGAATTTTTGAGATATTTCCAGTGTTGTATCTTGTAAGTAACATAGTTGATTCTCCTTAATAAGCGAGTGTATATTGTGAGCCCATTCGGCACTCATAGAAAGAGTTGAACTCCAACTCTTTCACTATATTTACACAACTATTGAGAATTTGCAAGAGTTATTGAAGTGGGAATACCCGAACTTATTCTGAAACTTCAGTTTCGCTCTTTTTTCCGATTGTATACTTTGAAACTAAATTATATTCGCTCTTATCTTTATGAGGAATCACTTTAATTTGATTCATTGGGCAGATTTCTTGAAACTTATCTGGCTCTACAATTTTTACCAATCCCCAATCTTGAAGAAGAAATGCAATTCGGTTTCTTCTTTGAACATCATTCAGAGTTAAATTATTATACTTACCGTCAAGTAAAAAGAGTTCCTTAAAACTCACTAGATAATACTTACTCTTCTTGTGTAGAATATGCACGGATTGATATAGAGTTTGGTCTTTCTTAGACAACACTCCAATGCGAGAAAGAGTTTCCTTTACCTTGAGAAAATCATCTGGCTCAGAGAGCTTAATTTCAAGCATTGATTCCAAGGACCAATCAACTTTGTTTTCATTCATAGTATTCATTGTATTTAAATTTCACCAGTTTGTGATGTTTTCATTATATAGGTAATTTGGTCTTTTGTTAGCACTTCTAAAGCTTGTTGAGCCTTGTCGTTATTATAACCAAAATAGGATTTTATTGTATCTAGGTTGTCTATATTCAACTTTTTTACCCAGAATCTAGGTCTTTTTCTTTTCCGAATAGAATTAAATAGAAAGCTATATTGAATATCTTTATCTAAGAAATGTCTGAAATTCATCTCATTACATAATAGTAGACAATCAAGTTGATGAGACAGAGCCTTATTTACAATATAGGGATTGTAGTTCTTTCGTGGGTCCTGTGAAGTTAAGTCTTCTTTAGTTTCAGAGATACTTGTTACCCAATCAAATGGATTTGTGGTCATTTGAACTTACACTCAGACATAATTTCAATCAAACAGGCAAGTAGATTAATTTCAGTATCCGCGACAAAGGAATTCTTATATTGATAGTCTGCAATATGAATAATTGCAATGGGTAGAGTTTCTGGTAGCAGTGCTAGACTTAATCCATCATATAGTTGACGATAGACTTTTATTACGTCATTATCGGTATTTTGACTTGTCCACTTTTTAACTTCTCTGAAGTCTCTTTCCTTCATATGAGTTAGAAGTTCATCAATATTCTTTTGTGAATTTGCCGCAATAGAGCCTAAATCTAATTTCCCAGAAGAAGAATATCTCTGAAGTTCATTAAGAGTTCGTCGGAAATCTGGAAAGTGTTTCTGAATGAGTTCAACTAAAATTTTATCTTCATACTCAATTTCTTCTAACTGAAGAATATTCTTCAATCTTTGAAAGAATTCCATCGCAAGCTTTGGTCTATCTTGTGCGGGAATAGTAAAGTCTAGAACTGATGCTCTAGAGTGAAGTGGTGGAAGTATTTTATTCTTATAATTACAGGTAAAAATGAATGAGCAATTCTTCTGTAGCTTCTCAATTGCTCCACGCAAAGCAAGTTGTGCATCATGAGTTACATTATCGGCCTCATCAATGAGCAGAATCTTCTTTCCTGTGTTCACCAGAGAAATTGTAGAGGCATAAGACTGAACTTTATTACGAATGGTATCAATGAATCTTCCTTCCTCCGAACCATTAATCATCATAAAATCCAGCTTCATTTCATTCGCTAGAGCTTTAATGGTTGACGTTTTTCCAATTCCAGGAGGTCCAGATAGAATTATATTTGGAACTTCTTTAGTATCCCGAATATGAAGAAAGAAATCCTTCAGCTCTTTTGGTAAAATACAGTCATCAATAGTCTTTGGAGCATACTTCTCCACAAATAGAAAATCTTCGCGCATAATAATTTAATCTCACTTCTATACTGTAATTTAACCTAATATGATTGTAAAGATTATAAATCTTCTATGTCCCTAAATCCTAAGAAAACAGGATGCCTAGGCAATTCCTTCACTCCGTGAGCAAAATACTTATATTTTACCAATTTACCAATATAATATTCTTGATTCTCCCAAATCTCATTCCGCACTTCATCATTTAGTCCAGAACCAATACTGAACTCCAATCCAGATGTATTTCTAACCCAGAGTGCTCCAGCAGTTCCTGTAGCTACCATTCCATCAAGTGCTGACGAACGTTTAGTTCGCCCAAAGTTATCCTTCTCCGCGAGATTTTGATTACTCAGTTTTTCTTCAATTCCTAAGATAACTGCTTCATCATCTAGAAATCTCTTTACTTTGAGTAGAATATTATCATTTACAGTGGACCTACCGAACTTATATGTTCCCATTGGGTCACGAAGCATTACTCCCTCATATCCAGCCTCTAAACAAATTTGCTCATATGCATTCAATTCTTCAAGTGTCTTTATACTAATTCCAGATAGTATTTGATATTCAAATGGAATATCAAGTTTAGGAAGATTAGGCATTCTAAGATAAAATGGAAGAATTTCCGTGTCGGATGGGTCAACGTAATCAAAAATCCACATTTTAAAATTAGGTTCTCCCTCAATGGTCATAATTCCAGAAGTTGAGTCCTGAAAGTTATTTCCACAAGTCAGTTCTCCATCAATACCCTCTGGTAAAAATATTCGCAGTAGTTCCTGAATATAAACGTTCCTTATAGGTTTGAATGTTCTAGATACAGCTTGCCCGTCAATCATCAAGGTTCTAATTCCATCAATCTTAGGAGTAGCAATATAAGGAAATTTCGCTTTATTTGGGTCAAATTTTCCCGCTAATAGTGGCTTGGTTATTCTAGGCACTGTTAGTTTCTATCCAATCAGGTTTTCTATGCGGGGCACGAACATAATCGGTCGCTGCCCAAGGTTTTGATGCAATGTATCTTTTATATGCCTCAAATGTGGAGATAGATTCATCATATTTAAGCTCATCGGGCATAGCTCGTGTAAATTCGTTTAGCTCACATAAATGAGGAATTCGATTTGGCCGCATTCCAATATTAGTCTCAAAAATATTGTATGCAACAATTAGTGTGTCTAAGCAACCGTGAGAGCGTCCGTATCTCCTATCAAATTCATCACATAATCCAAACCCATGCATTATCAGCCAAGCAAGATTATTTACATTTCTTGCTGCCCATACTGTGCAAGGATGATTGCGAAATGCACCTCTTTCGGTTTTATATGGAGTTCTATCTTTTTTAGGTATGGTTCCCCAATCAAAATACCACTTGGAATACACAAGTGCAATCATTTGACATGTCTCAATCCCCATTTTACATATATGAGAGTCAGGAAGTACATTAGCACTATCAATTGGATTTGATGAGGTCACAAAAATATTCATAATAAAATAAATTCAAAGTTATGATAAAGAAAGTGCAAGTTCAATTGCACTTTTAGCTGATGGTAGAGTTGGCCAGCCTAAATGTAAATTAGCTACATTAAGCTCTTTTTCTGAGGGCCTTCTCATTTGAAATCCAATTAAGTCATCATCAGGAGAACAATTCCACTGAAAGCTAATGGGACGAATAAAATAAATTCCAGCGTGAGCAACTACAATGTCCTGTAGGTCAACAAATCCTAATCCACGTAATGCACACTCAAGCTTAAGAGAGTAGCATCCATCAATTACTTTAAGTCTACTCGGCATTTGATGTAAAAGCAAGATTTGAAATATTTATTTCAACTCACCAAATAACATCAAAAAGTGGAGGGTCCGTCCCTGTTAAAATAAATACAATAGCTTCACCTAATTTAAACCCTTCTGAGCTTGAAAACATAAACGTAAGCGGCCATCCGTGTTTACATTCCCAACCACCTTGACCATAAAAATAAATTAGAGCTGCCCGAGTAGCTAACAGTTCCAACCAATTATCTTGATATGATACTGCAGAAGGTGCTCTAAATTGTACTGGGGAATCCTCTTCGGTGTGGACTTCTTTAATTTTATAGTAAAATTTCTTTTCCATATACTTTAATATGTGGGTAGTGGCTTCAAATCTGGGTCTAATTCAAGAGCAATAGCAAACATACTCATTTAGCTTCACTTCGTTCATCCTAGCAGGACTACGAACTCAAGTCAAGTCTTCCCAATTTGTATTTCTCATTCCCTAGTTCAATAATATTCTCTCCATTCTCAGATAAAGCTATCTGTAGTTACTTTCTTAATTTTACATCTGCAAGAATTTCTTTCATTCTATCTGAAATATGAGCTTTCATAATTAATACTTCTCTATGGAATACATTCCATTCTTTTCCACAATTGCGGAACAGATATCGCACCAATCACCACAACACATATAAGTGATTGTATCAAATCTTCTAATATTTGGAACGTGAATGTGCCCACAAATGATTCCATCGTATTTTTCATCTCGTTGAGCACAATATGATGCTATATCAGTCTCATATTGCTGAATATATTTTCTTCCGCGAATACTATTCTTAAGTAGACTAATCAGTGAAAACTTCAAATATTTTTCTAAGAAGATATTCAGTGGAGTCACAAATTCATAACCCTTATTGAAGAGTAATTGCTTCCAGGACCCAGAAGAATACTCAGAATACTTGTCACCATGAACACATAGGAATTTATGTCCAGTTGAATCTATATGAACATATTCGTTCACTATATTCAGATTTTTGTACTCAAACTTAGCATATCTACGAATCTGAGCCTCGTGATTTCCTAGAATATAAACTACTTCCGTTCCAGTTTTCATTAAATTTAATATCTGATGAATGCACTCAGTATGTTCTCTTCTCCATCTTGTGTTATATTTCTCCATACAGTAGATGTCTACAATATCACCTACTAGCACCAATTTTTTAGTTTTGAGTTCCTTTAAAAACTTAAGAAGTTTTTTTGTATTACATCGGTCAGTTCCCAAATGTGAATCTGATATAAAGACTGTATCATATTTCATAAAATACTGGCTTTTATGTATTTAGTTTTCGGTCTGGCCTGGACCAGAGTAAGTATTTCTACATTTTCAATGTATCGTTTAGCAGTTTCATGACGAGTTTCCCCAGGGTACTTACGGGCCACTTGCATAATCAAATCTAAGTATAATGCTTTGTAATCTTTGGTATCTACTGAAGATTCTTTTGATTCAATTAACATTGCTTTCGTATTTTGTGGCGAGACTGGAGTAGTCAATACTTTACTCCATTTTTCATAAAGTTCTTCCTTGGTCAAGTGAGTTAGGCCCGTCTCACTCGTATCTATACATGACATTATTGCCGCGCTTCTTAATCTCTGCTCTCGTGCGAACATGGCACACATCTCTAGACTTTCTCTTCCTTTATCACTCAAAAGAACGTCTAGAATATCAACAGACGATACTCCAGAAGAATCTATAGTAACTTTAGGATGATTACGTTTATATTCTTTACGTTCCCATAAGTATTGTTTATATTTTAATTTAGTTTTTTTAAAAAATTCACCATAACAACAATACCTCTTCTTTTTTGTATGAAAATGCCCAGTAATCATCCGTATCCTCATTATAATATACTTTAACTCCATCTCCTAACTCATTAACTAGAGAATTTATTTTAGTTACTTCTATCTCATTCTCAAATTGATAAAAATTGCCAATTACGACTTCCATATCTTCTGAATGCTTTTGGAGTTCTTCAATTAGTGCCTTGAGTTTCATTCATATTTCCTTCTAATGCTTTTTGTTGAAGCTTGAATGATGGTTCCATATATATTTCTTAAATCTATCTACTATACCCTGACGAACATACCTATCCAGAAGAACAGAGCCGCAATTTGGAGGCATTTCACCCAAAGTATTTTCATAATGATGAACAAATAGAGGTTTCCAATGTAGATGATGTTGCATTAAAGCCTCTTTATTTACTTTAATTTTATACTCTAATTCTGGAATTAAGCCATCATTTACGAGGCTACGTTCCTCAATCTGAATCGCATCGACATCGTCAAAAATATTATATCATGGTATATGAATACCTTCTTTATCTAACTGCTCTTTAACGGAGTCACTAATGTAGAAGTCTTGATATAGAGTCATTTTACTTACACTAAAATTAAATTATATAGAAAGAAGTATATTATGTCAAGTGATTGAGGTTGATAAATGACAACACATCCTCAATTGGTAAAATATCAGTAAGATGTTCGGTCATTCCCCGACCCATGCTCATTTCAGTTAATGGTGACTTGTATTGAGAAAACTCCTTCAAAACTTTCTTTTCTAAATTCCATATATCTATAGATTTTCCTGACCACTCTCCAATAAGCTCAGACGTTTCCTTTTTACGATATAGCCAACCTTTATATGACCTACCTATTTTATAATTACCATTGTGAAGTTTTATAAAGTAAAGTTTATCTGGTCTCTCATTATCTTTTGGTCTCTGAAATCCAGACCAAGGTTGCCCATTAGCTGTTATTCTTTTTCTTGCTTGGGAATACTTCTCAAGTGTTTCCTTACTATATGGAGTTGAATTTTTTACTCCTTCGGGTCTCCCACCAACTCCAGGACACTTTTTACCCTTGTTCCAGGGTGATTTTTGGTGAGCAGGATTATTTTTTCCAAGTTTTGCCTTTCTACCACAACAAGTTTTACTGGTCTTCATACCGCAAACTAGTATTTCTCGTTCACCAGAACATTCACAATATACCTTTATCCTTTCTCTTTTTGTATGAGTTCTATTTTCGCCCCTATATTCCAATTTCCTATTTTCACAAAGCTTATTTAGTATATCAAATGTGTAAGTTCCTTTCATAAAACTCTCATAAGTTTCCACTAGTATTTATATAAAAGGAGCCCACGTGGGCTCCTTATGAGCATTACCCAATTGCTGGAGCAGTAAGGGCAATAGAGGTTTCCTTGGTCATAGCAAGGTCTAAAGGAAAATTATGGGCATTCTTATATTTCTTTAGGTTTCTGGTATTACTACCAGGATTGGACTATATCATCATCATTTCTGATGCCGGACGCTTAAACCTGTTATTAAGAAAACTATATTCCTCAGGTAGTCTCTGAACCTTTCTTAGATGTATCTAAGACTTGGCTGCTGATTACCCACTTAGGGTTTCCAGCAATTCATCCGATTTAAAGAGCGCAATACCCAAATCTACGCTCGTGCATAACTTCCAGTCCCAAGTTTGCCCGATTAAGAACATCAGCCCAGGTATTAATAACGCGGCCCTGATGGTCTAAAATACTCTGATTGAAATTTAGTCCGTTCAAATTGAACCCAGACATAAAAATACCAGCAGCGGCAAACCATATCCCGATGACAGGTAGAGCAGCCATTACAAAATGCAGTGAACGACTATTGTTAAACGATGCATATTGAAACAATAATCTCCCCAGATATCCATGTGCGGAAACTAAATTATAAGTTTCCTGCTCCTGTCCGAACTTATAACCATAGTTCTGGCTCTCATTCTCTGTTGTTTCTCTAACAAGAGAGCTAGTGACCAATGAACCATGAACTGAACTGACCAGGGCTCCCCCGAATACACCAATAACTCCAAGTTGATGAAACGGATTCATAAGAATATTATGTTCAGCCTGAACACTTTACCCAAACTTTCGTAAGGGAGTGGACTATATCATCACCCCATAATGGGGGCAGGGCGCTTATTCTGGTTATTAAGAGGACTAAACCTCTCCAGTAGTCTCTGAACCTTTTGGAGGTGTACCTCCAACTTGGATGCTGATTTCCATATTATATTGTTCTTTTAAAAATTGAATAAATTGTTCTTTTGTATTATTACCATACCCATATTTATTGTGAAATTCTTTATGAATTTGCTTTGTTAAAAGAATTCCATTAGTAATATCATATCTTAAATCTGGATATGCGTTCCAACCATATAAATGGTGGACCACTAAATCTTTTTTAGACCCGGTGACGCAACAATAACGTCCAACTCTTTTCCTGACGGCGTTTATCCAAATATAATAATCTGTTGAGGGATTATGAAAATCTCTACTTAATGTACCTTTGAAAGCTGGGTGATGTTTTCCATATACACCTTTCAAAGAACCTTTTCGCCCAGTTGCCTTTTTACTTAATTTTTGTCTAGTTTGTACAGAAACAAATTTATTAGTATGCAATTCAGAAATTCTTTTCTTTTTGCAATGTGGGCAACCTGTTTTAGGTGAGTTTTTATAAGACGCTAAAGATGTTTCAAATTCATTATTACAAGTAAAACAAAGAAACTTTATTTTACTTTTAACGCAAGTATACCCGTCCATAGAAATTAATTTATGATTTCTAGATTCGGCAATATTTTGAATATGCTCAAAAGAAAGTGGTTTACTCATTTAATATCATACTAACATATTTTATTTATATTAGCACAATATTGAAAGACTGCAAATATAACTTAGGGTTCCAGCAGTTCACCCTATTTAGCCAAGGAAATTACTTTCCAGGAGTGCCTCAAACTGACACTAACATAAAATTAAATTGACCAGAAATTCCTAGAGGAAATCCATCAGAAAACGAACCTTGTGAAATAGGATAGGCTAGAAAAATTGCAGTTGCAGCAGCTACGGGAGCAGAATATGCAACAAAAATAAATGGACGCATTCCCAATCGGTATGATAATTCCCATTCACGACCCATATAAGCATAAATGGCAATCATAAAATGGAAAACAATGAGCTGATATTCACCACCATTATAAAGCCATTCATCAAGAGACTGTGCTTCCCAGATTGGATATAGATGCAATCCAATAGCATTGGAACTAGGAATTATGGATGCTGTAATTATATTATTTCCATACATTAAAGAGCCAGAGACCGCCTCCCTAATACCATCCAAATCAGTTGGTGGTGCGGCAATGAACCCCAAAATAAAGCAAGTAGTAGCAACTAAAGCTGTCGGAATCATCAGAACTCCAAACCAACCGATATACAATCTATTATCAGTTGAGGTTATCCAGGAACAAAATCGTTCCCAGAGATTTTCGCCAGAACGGCGTGTAGCAATTGTAGAAGTCATAAGTTAACAAGTAAAATGTGTTCAGGGGAATGAACAATACAGTATTTTCACGCTACCCTCAGGCGTGAATATGAGAGACGTATTTGAATTGCTCATAAGTCTCGGTGAAGCAATAGAAGCCTTTGTCAGCCTTCCAACATATTTATACTAGCAGATGTTACGTTTTGTTACAATGAGTAGAATTACTCAGTCCTTCCGCAACCGATAAGGAATTGTGATTTCCTGCCATCTATTTTCTATTAGATTCAAGTATGAATCTTTACTACAGGTTCCCCAAGGATAATATCCCAATGACCATCCATCATTCACTTCTACTAAAAGCAAATCTGCATCTTTAGTATGACCAACATCAAGACTATACCCAATGGGAGAATCTTTGTAATCTTGAACAATTTGATTCACTTTAGATACATCAATTGTATCATTCGGGCCATCATCATACTGTGAGTATCCTAAAATTTTATTTTCAAGAACATAAAATCTAAATTCAGAGGTGAATTCTACTGGGTCAGATACCCACACTGAAGTGTCTGAATGTATTTCTAACTCTAATTCAGACTTAATATCTCCAGTAAAAGATTTATTTTCTTTTGGTTTAACGAAAAGATGGTCTTCTACTTCTCCAAATACAGAACTCCAAACATTTCGGTTTAAGTATTTCTGTAAAGACTTTGGATAGTTGATTGGCTTAGGGCAGGTAATGTTCATTACTTCAAAATACTTCTGAACATACTCAACCGAGCCAATGGGTATGGGTAGATATTCCCCGATGGATTTTGCATCCAAATCTTCATAAGAAATATAAGAGAAGCTATCACTTGCACTAGAAATAACTACAAATTTTTCTGTGGGTAATATATCTCCTGGCTGTAAAATATAACTAGACATCATCTACTCCTCAAAACTCAAAACTACTATCACTGTCTAATCCAATCCAGTATGTTAAATCATGATTTTGATTTCTAAATTCTGCTATCAATTCTTTAGAAACATTTACAATATAATTCCCAGGAATGATTTTAACATTCTCAATTTTAAAATTAAGAGAGAAGTCATCATTAGTTTCGCCTACCAATACTGCAACTTCATTTGAGGACGAGTTTTCTTTATCTCTCACCTTCACATTAATCTCACCATTCTCTCCTACAATAGATAGGTCAGGAAGAGAAAAAATATTGGAAGATTTTACAAGTTTTTCATATTGTTCGGTAGTCAACTCAAAAGAAACATCGGTTGAAGGAAGTTTGATGTCTCTATCTTCTGGATAGAAAATTAGAGACGGGTCAGTTAATCTATATGTAATTTTATGCCTGCCTTCTTTAATGATTACACAATTATTCTTACTAAAATCTAAACTTGGTTGGTCATAAATCTTGAGCCCATTCAAAAATTGATTTAGGTCATAGAGTGCAAAAGAAGTTTCAAATTCATCTCCAATCTTAGCCTTAGCAGCAATATTTCCAGAAACAGAGATAGTTCTGAGAACATTTCCTTCCCGAATATAAATGCTAGAATTGATTGCTGAGAAATTTCTCAGAATTGCAATTGTATTTGGAGAAATATTCATAGTGGCTTAAACTCATCAAGGCCATTTTCAAGTCTAGAGTAATGCTCATCGAAATGCAACAACAACATTGCATAATGAATCACCTTCATAATATCTTTTTTATTTCTCCCATTTTTCTCCCCATAACGAGAAGCATACTTAAGAATGGATGCTTGACAAAATGGTACTGCGAGATTCTTCACTCCCATAAGGTCTATAGTTTGGATATTCCTATCTTCAGTATCTGTCCCAGTGTAATGCCCACTATAAGTTGAAATTACGTAATCTTTAATATCCTTAAGAATTTTGTCCTCACTATACTTCCACATTGGAATATAAAATTCATTTGATATAGTGGGAGGTGCAGTATAATACTGTGAGCTTGTTCCCGAAAGTAAGATATCTGGGTTAGGATAGTCTCCTATTGAGGCTTCGGTCATAATTTATCGTCGTAGTTAGTGTATTTTACACAGTATTCACCGCTAAGTCAAGATTTTAGAGAACCCATTTACCTTCTTAACTTCTAAAACTCTTTGAAATTTATCTTCAAATCCTTCTCGGTGAGAGATTACAAAGATATTGGAATTCACGATTACATAATTAATAATCTTAAGAAAGTCATCAATACCTGTTGCATCTAGAGAGGAGTCTAAAGTTTCATCAAAAAAGATAAGATTACAATTTGCACAATTCTTTAATCTACAAATTTCTCTCCAGGATAGAATAGTTGCAAGATTGATTCTTTGCTTCTCTCCTTCTGAGAATGAGCTATATGAAAATCCTTCGTGTAGTGGAGTATTGATATTCTCTTTAAATTCCTCATCCAAATTAAAATTAATATACATATCCATCAACTGTAAATATTTGTTAATTTGCTGATTGATAATTGGAATATACTGTTTGATAATCTTCGCCTTCACTCCATCATCACGAAAGAGTAGATTAGAAAACTCAAAATAGTATAGTGCTTCCTGCGCCTTCTTATGCTGTGCTTCAAGTTTAGAGTGAGTCTTAAGTAAATCAAGTAATGTCGCCTCCTCAGAGCTTTGTGTGTCTAAACTGTGCCGAATTTCATCAATCTCCTGTTCTAACTCACGAATCTGTTTATTTACAATTCCAGTTTCATTCCGAATGTTTGATAGTTTGGAATTGAGTTGAGATATATTTGAGTTAATTTCATTAACTCTGCTTTGATTTTTTTCCTGTTCTTGAATTGTAAGCAACAGTTCTTGATGTCCAGAGGAAATTGTCTCAAATTCAGAATTTAGTTCTTTAATTTTATTTTGAGTAAAGTCAACTTGTAGGTCCTGTTTGCAAGTTGGACAAGTTGATTCCGAATGAAAGAATTCACGTTCTTTCATCAGATTTTCTAATTTTTGAGACAACTTACCTTCTAAGGATATAAATTTGTTGAGTGATGATGAAGAAAATGTGATTTCGGATAGAGAAGTTTGAACGAACTCAAGTTCAGTAAGAAGATTTTGTGAATTGGAGTCTAGTTCATCTCTATTCAAAATTAGTTGTTCAATTCTACTTTCTTTATCTTCAATTAACTTCAATCCATTTTGCTTGAGTTGTGAGATGAAGTTTCTCTGCATTCCTATCTTTTCAGATGTAGAAGTTTTAGCTACTTCAAATTCTTTTAACTTTAATGAAATATTTTTAACTTTAGTCTTAAGAATGGAACTCATTGTGGAGAAGATTTTAATGTCCAACAATTCTTCCACCAAATCTCTTCGGTCTGCAGCAGAGAGCTGCATAAAGGGAATGTAGTTATTACTTCCTAGAACAACAACTTGCATAAACGTCTTATACGTCATCTTGAGAATGTTAATCTCCAGATACTTTTGTTGGTCTTTCACTGCAGAAAGCTCATCCTGCAGCACATCATTGATATAAATTTGAAAAATATTTGGAGCAATACCTCTTCTTATCAAGTATTCTTTACCATCTATTGAAAACTCAACTTCAACCAGACAATCTTTTTTATTCACAGTATTAACTAACTGCTTCTTTACCGTTCCCCGATTTGACTTACCATAAAGTCCAAAAATTAAAGCAGTAATAATTAGGCTTTTACCTTGGCCAGAATTTCCTCGGATAAGTGTGGTTGAATTTAAATTAAAATCTATCTCTGTGAACTGATTTCCTGATGAAAGAATATTTTTATATCTAAGTTTTTTTATGAGCAGCATCTTGTTTGGGTGGAATCACAACATCATCTTTTCCGATAATCACATAATTATAATTATACATCTCACAGGTTTTCGTTGCAATATCATTTGCAACCTCTACTACGTGAAGCTCAGGATAATCATCTGCTTCAAGTAGTCCAGCGTATCTTTCTGCATCATCATATTCCTCAAAGAAGTATATCACTTTGTCTCCATATTTGTCAAGTACGCAGAAGGCTCCTTCTCTAGCTTCCTCTGTAAGATTTAAAATAAACAACGTATCATACCTCCAATTCTAACGCTTCTTTATAGACATCAAGAATCACTTTCTTAACAAATTCTTTATTTAAACTGAAATCTGAATTATCAATATATTTATGTAAAATTGATAAAGTGTCTTCAATTTCAATTTCTGAAATATCTACTTCAGTATCATCATATGTTTCCGTATTCACGATTTTTAAATCAATAATATCCAACTCAAGTAATTTTGAAACTAGTGAATTATATTGAGATTCATTTGTCTTTTTATTAACGACTAATTTTAGATATTTTCCCGATAATTCTGCTGAATCATAATCTTCAATTGCACTATCGCTATAGTGAACTTTCTTATATAACTCATGAGGATTTTTGATGAACTCTAAATCATATGTCCTCAGATTGAAAATATTAAATCCTCGTTCATCATTCACATCTCCCCAGAACATCTGATATGGATTTCCTAGATAATGCAATTTACCATTATTACTTCGGGTATGAAAATGCCCAGAGAATACTCTATCAAATTTATTGAATAAATTTCCATCTAATCCAGTAGTGCATATTTGACCTGGAAATAGAGTAAATCCCGATACTTCTAGATGCCCAAATGCTAATTTAGCTTCCGTAGCTTGCATTAGTCTAAATGTTTCCTCTTGATTATCCTTACAAATCCAAGGAATAAAGAATATTTCCACTCCGTCAATAATATAAGTAGAGGGTTTTGTAATGGGAATCACGTTATCATAATCACGAAGAAGTGTGTCTATTGCATTGTGCTGATTCGTTGATTTTAGCTGTGTGTCGTGATTACCACAGATTTGGTACACTGTTATCCCCAGAGATTTAAACCTGTCGTAGACGTGCTCCTGAGCCCACCTGAGGCCCCAATAATCAATGCCCTTTCTATTGTCAAACGCATCTCCCAAATGAATAACGGTTTTAATATTCCTCTCAATCAATTCTGGAAAAAATACATTTTCATAAAACTTTTGAAAGTAATTATGAAAGATTTGATTTGAATTTTTAAACGAAATATGAGTATCTGTTATACATCCAATGTTCATAATTAAGAATACTTCGTCTGAACTGCATCCTTTATTGAGTTGTAATCTGAGCTGGAAAAGTTTTCATCTGCAGTGAACACTTCATCAAATTGACTACGTTCAATAATTTTATCTTTAATCTCCATTTGCTTTTTCTCTCTTCCTATTCTTCTCAGAAAAGCATAATAACAAATCTGTGTAAAGTATGCAAATGGATTCATCTTACCTCCAGTTTTAGGACTGGTGTAATCTGGGTCAAAATTATGAATATAAGTTAGTTGATTTTCAACCGCATCCGATACCATATCATCCCGATATTGATAATTGCAGAAATTGGGTCGGTATGATAAATGCGTTGCTATTTTTAGAAAACAACTTCCCAAATACTTAGATACAACAGGCTTATCTGTGCCTGCTTCCTTCGCACGAGTACACAGAATCTTATACTCCACAAGAGCTTGATAGAATTCTTTATTATTTACGTAATGCTCGGTCTTTTCTCTTTTTGCCATTTTAAAAAATATTAATATACAAAACTATATCATATTCGTCAATCAATGTATAGAATTGAATTTCTTGACTTAACTTTCAGAACTGCTATAATAAATCTGTTGGTTTCAAGCCTATCTAGAACTTATAGAGTACTAGAGTGTTGGTTCAGGAGTTGAGTTATAAGACTTCTCTAGTCTTTCTCTTGCGTCTGAGACTGTAGCAACGTATCCCATATCAGAATTGAGTTTAGTTCTACTCGTTACTTTATTGTGCTCCCTAGTGTATCTCTGATGCATCTGAATGAGAGTTTCATCCTTAACCTGAGTCATTGTGATGATTTTATCTCTATTGATGATAAATGTGGTGTCCAATGTTAATTTCATCCACGGTGTAACTTGTGCAATAGGCCCTCCAAGTTTAGGAGAAAATCTAGTTTCAACAAAAATTGGATGGTCTAATACAACTAAGACTTCATCATTCTCTTCAAATCCACATACTTTAGAAAATATTTCCTCTCCTGAGACTAATTTTAGTGACGCATAAAACTCTTCATTCATTTGGCTTCTCCTGAAATTTTATTTTATGAATTTGATAATTAAAATTCTCTTCATTATAAATTTTAACTCTTTCTATCAAGTGATTTAATGTATAGTTTTTTCGGTTTTGATTAGACATATCATCTGCAATATCATATAAGATTGCTTTATTCTTTGTATCTGATTTTCTTAGAACTCTTCCAATACTTTGTAGATTTCTTATTTTGGATTTAAATGGACTGGCGAAAATTAAATTATTCAAATTTTTAATTGAAATTCCAGTGCTAAAAACTCCATATGAAGCTACAATGATTGCATTATTCTGAGTTTCAGTGATTTCTCTTATATGCTCTCTATGTTCAGTATCAACTCCACCGTGAACAAAAAATACTTTTCGTTCATCATTTATAACTGAACTATTTATTAAATCAAAGAGAATTTGTCCGTGAGTTTCTACTCTTGAAAATAGAATTAATGTATTTCCAGTTAAGTCTAAGGTTAAGTTTTTAATAAATTGATTTCGTTTTTCGTGAGTGATAATGTATTGAACTTCATCCTCATAAGTTTCAAAGGATTTCTTACCGTGTTCCAAAATTAAAATATTAATTTGAAGCTTAGCAATGGTTCCTTTATGCATAAGTTCATCAGTACGAATCACCTTATACACAGGCCCAAATAGACCTTCTAGTGTCCAGATATGAACCTTCTCTGGTTGAGTTGTTCCCGTCATACCAAATCTATATTTCACATCGCACATCTTATGTAAAATTCCACAAATAGACGCAGATTTTGCTGTGTGTGCCTCGTCTACAATCACTACATCAAATTGCTCAAAGTAAGATTTTGACATATCAGAAATACTCTGATACGTTGAAATCATCACAGAATCATTCGTATCTTTGGCTCTTCCTCCATACACTCTATGAATTGGAATGTTTTCATCCCAACCATAATTCATAAAGTCTTTATACCCCTGTTCTATCAAAGAAGTTGTGGGACATATGATGAGAACTCTCAATCCTTGTTCTACGTAATATCGTGTGATACAGTATGATATGATAGTTTTTCCAGATGATGTAGGAGAAACTAACAATTTCCGATTATGTCTAAGTGCCTGATATACTGCTTCAATTTGATATTCACGAACTTCAAAACTTGGATTCAGAATTCTTTTAATGTATGTTTCTACTCCAGCTTCAGAAATCATCTCATTTTCATCATATGGAAGACCATAGAATTTGCTATCCTCAAATTCATATGAGAAATCACAAATCTTAATCTTTTCTATGAGTTTATCTAAAAGCCCAATATAAAGTTCTCCAGTATGTGTGGAGAGCATTCGCACTTTTCCATCCCAATGCTTATACCTAGAGCTTTTCATAAATTTGGCTTCTGGAACTTCAAACTCAAAGTATGGGGCGAGTTCATATAAAATATGTGGCTCACAATGAAGCTTTAGATAAACTTCATTTTTCTTCTTAATGATAATGTCACTCATATTAACTAAATCCTGCTTGGAATTTCATTACGTCTATGCTATTCTTGATTTGAAAGCTTCGGTTCTCAATATTCTTAATAATGCTTTCCAAAAATTTCAACATAATATTATAGTATTGAAGTTTCGAATTTGACCGAATCAATTCAGCATCAGAATCCATATACTTATCTAGGTCTGATTTTAATACTTTGTAATCAAATGGATTTTCTTTATAGACTTCTGGACTAGCTTTTCCAGAATAATACAGCCATTTTTCTTTATGTAGTTCTGCGCAATTTGCCTCCTCTTTAATGCGAAGAAGATATAAATTATTGTATATTTGAAAATATTTTGAATGTAATAGTGGTATTCTAATACTCTCTAGATGAAGATTATCTGGGTCAATGATACTATCTTCACGCCACTGAGTTTCAATTTCAGATAAATTCATAATATTCTGACCTTAAACTCATATTATATCATCAATTCTCAATTCTTTCAATATCATAGATGGTATATTTAAACACTGCCTGAGCCTCTAGATATGTGATATCAGTTTCTTTAGTATTAAATTCTGGAGCAGATAAGGAAACTGGAAATAAATCTTTGAAGTTTACTTGAATATTTGGTCTATAATTGCTATTGTAAATGATGAGAGTTCCATCACTCATTCCTGAGATTGCAGTTTGTTTTCCTGTATTATACTCCTCAGAGTCCAATAAGTCTTGATACTGCCGAGCAGACTCTGGAAAGCCAAATTGAGTTAACCAAGTATGATTTTCAATATAATTGTCCATATTCTCATCAATCATATATTTGATAACTAAGTCATCAAATGATAGAGTTTCTCCTGGAATGGGAATATTTTTCAGATATGTTGCTTGTATTGCTACTCCTAAATTGATTCCTGGAATCTGAGCTTGATTGCAAAAGAAATCTAATTTTGGTTTTTTTGATAGAATGAATTTGAATCCAGTTGGAGATAGAAAATTCTTGTTTTCAATCTGACCTCCCCAAGAAAAACTAGACATAGTATAAAATTCGTAGTATAGTATTTAGAGAACAGGCCTAAGAATGTCCATTAAATTACTACCTCTCATACAAGCACATTGGGAGAAGTCTAAATTTATATCGTTATCAAAAAATTTAAGTCTGGTCAACTTAATTAAAGCCGAAACGAGCTTCTTAGATAAAATCTACTCTCAAATTTCATTAAGAACCCGAGCATATGTAATACAAAACCAAATCACTTTAGCTACACTACCCAAATGTAAGTGTGAATGTGGAAAATACGCAGGAATCAATCATACAAATCCCGAATTAGGATTTCGCTTATATTATAATGTAACTTGCTCTCGTAGAAATAAAACTATAGATAAAGAGATTCTCAAGAAGCTTGATGATTATCAATTTTTATATGATGAGAAAATAACAAAAAACAAGTCTATAGAACAAATTGCTTCCGAAAATAACGTTTCCATCACTCCAGTAGTTAAATATTTGAAAAAATATGAACTATATCAACTAAATGATGCAAGAAGAAGAAACAATAAGGCAAATATAGTTCTTGAAGATAAGAAAGAATTGGAGTTATTATATGCTACCAATACAATGGAGAACATTGCTGAAACTCTAGGAACTACGAAAGGAACTGTTTCCCGATGGTTTAAAGTTCATGCCATTTCAGCAAAGCCTACAAATTCATACGAGAGAAAAATCAAAAGAGTCTCAGGAGAGGAGATGGAACTCTACGATTACATAAAGAGTATATCTTCATATGAAGTATTTCAATCTAATCGCTCAATTCTAAATGGAAAAGAATTAGATATCTACATTCCAGATAAAAACTTAGCAATTGAATATAATGGTCTTTATAGTCATTATTATAGACCTTGGGAAGACTCCTCAGGATTAAGAAAGGATAGTAGTTATCATTTATGGAAAACTGAGGAATGTGCAAAACAGAATATACAATTACTACAATTCTATAGCGATGAATGGAAATTTAAAAAATCAATCGTACAAAATATCATAACGTCTAAACTCGGACTCAATGATAGAATTTATGCAAGAAAATGTGAAATAGTATTAGTGGACACATATACTAAAAATGAATTTCTAAATGAATATCATATTCAGGGTGAAGATAAGAGTTCAATAAAGTTAGGTCTTACATATGAAAATACTCTAGTTGCGATTATGACTTTTGCTAAATCTAGATTTAATTCAAATTATACTTGGGAACTAACTCGGTTTTGTGTGAAAGGAGGAACTAGTGTGATTGGTGGATTTAGTAAATTATTAAAAAGCTTTACAAATGAGCACGGAACTTCTATTATATCTTATGCGGATAGAAGATATTCAAATGGAAATGTCTATGAAACAAATGGATTCAATTTAATTGCGACAAATAAGCCATCATATTATTATGTGGATAAGAATCATCTTCGTAGAATAAATCGTATGAGATTTCAGAGAAAATATATTGGTGCTTATGACTGTACCGAATATGAAAAAGCTAGAGAACTGGGATATGAAAAAATCTGGGATTGTGGAACCTTAAGATACGGATTTTCCCAATAAAAAAGGAACCTTTCGGCTCCTTAAACATTCCAACCAAAGATTGGGTATCACATAAGATTCTTAATAAGAGTTCTCTTGTAATATCTATTAGTATTAACTTGAAGTCTACCCAGTCCTTGGTCAGTACCTTCGGCAAAAGGATTAGCTACGATACCGTATCTAGTCTTGAAGCCGATTTTTGGTTGGAAGCTCCTTTCACCAACAGCACGAACCATTTGTAGAGGAACGTAAGGGCAGTAGAAAAGTCCAGCATCATAAGGATTTGGACCCTTATAACCAACGACGTAGTATTGATATTGGTTGGTATAACCGTTTGCAGCATAAGGGTCAATAAAGACCTTAAACTTACCGTTTAGAGTACCCGCGAAAGTATTACCAGTATCATCTACCTGCATATTGGAGTTCAAAGCAGGAGTATAATCTAGAATACCAGCGTGAGTTAGAGAAGAAGCAACGTCTGCGGAACACAGAACGATGTTACCCTTTCCTCTACGAGTCCTTTGAGCAATGCTGTTAGCGTCACGTTCAATTTGGAAAATCATTCCTTTGAACTTCTCAACGGACCAACGACCATTGGAGTCAACGTCAAGGTCAAATACACCTTGAGTAGCGACGTTCTGTTGTGCGCCAGGCTCAGCAATCTTATAGATTGTTCTGATGACTTCACGGTTGATTTCGGCAAGAATTTCGCTTGAAAGAATGTTTGCAAGCTCAGCTTCTGCATTCAGTCCGTGAATAGCCTTCAAGTCCTGAGCAAGCTCAAGGCTGTATTCGGCTTTCAGAGCACGGCTCTTAGCAGTCACTGAAATTCTTTCAATGCTGAGTGCCATTTCAGCAAATTGGTCTCCAGCATTGGTGCCATCACCAAGATTTTCTGCGTCCCCAGTGTTCATACCTTGACCTAGGTTATAAGCTCCTAGAGGTGATGCAGTTGGGTTAAGAAGACCAGGGTTAGAACCTACTTGAGATGTAGTACCAAGACCAGCAGCGGCGCTAGAGAAACCAGTTAGAGATTTTCCTGCGTTCTGTCCTGAGAATGCGGTATTTACTTCATTATAGAATGCTTCTGGACCAGATTGATTGACATAACGGCTTCTCATTGCGAAGATAAGGCTTACAGGGCCGCTCATTGGTTGAACGCCAGCCAAATCATAAGCAACAAGATTAGGCATTGAACGTCTAATCATAGAGATTAGAACGGGGTCAAAACCTGCTACTGGACCTGCGGCAGCAGAGCCGTAGCTAAATCCACCAGTTCCCGCAGAAACAGTTGGAGATTCGGATAGAAACTCACTCTCTTCACGAAGAGCTTGTTCTTGATTTTCTAACAGGATAGCAGTAACCGCCCTACGATGTGAATCTTTGATAGGTTCTAGACCGTTATAGTCTAGTAAGGGAGCCCACTTTTCCTGCAGTTGTTCGGAATTGAACATTTGCATTTGAATTTACCTCTAATTAAAATTTTGGTTTAGTTTGATTTTATGATATATAAATCACTTTTTTGAAACACGCTCAAGAGCACTCATATAAACTCCCATTGTTCCACTTGGAATGGAATATGGAGTATATTCTGTAGAATCTTCTACAAGATAGTCCTGGCCATTTCTCTGAGTTCTAGTAGTTGTGGTGGGGAAATAAGATTCCTTGAGTGCAACTAGTTTCTCACGATATTCTTCTTCACTATCAAACTCAACACTTTCCACAAGAGAAGCAAGCTTATCTTTCTGAGAAAGCGCAAGGCCCTCAGAAATTTCACTAAAGATTACATCAGTTACTGATTCTGCTAGTCTTTTGTTGAGAGAAACATTTCTCTCTATTTGTTCGTTGAGTTTATTCTCCATCTCGTCAAGTTTATCAGTCATTGCCTCTAGCACATCATATCTATCTTCAGGAATTGTTACATAGTGATTTTCAAAAAGTTCCTTGAGGTTCACAAGGAAACTCTCGGTCATTTCGGCACGAAGTCCGTTTTCTATAGCTAGAGCATTTTCTTCAATCCATTCTTGAGCAACATACTCAAGATATGAATCTACTCTTTCGGTTAAAGCCTCAGTGATAACTTCAATCTCTTCGGCTAGTTGTTCTTCATATTGAAGAATGACTGCTTCTTCAATTTGTTCTGTTCTGGAATTCAGAGCAGCTTCAAATACAGTCTTGGCTTTAAATCTAAATTCTTCGGAGAGTTCTTCGCCTGAAAGAAGAGCATCTACATCTTCTTCAATCTGAGATTCAATTTCTTCAATCTGTTCTTGAACTTCTTCTTTCTTTTTATCAGACTTCTTGGACTTCTTAAACTCTTTAGGAGTTTCTTCATCCTCGTCATCTTCTTCATCGTCATCGGACTTAGAGGATTCGTCATCTTCTTCATCGTCATCATCAGACTTGGAAGATTCTTCTAATCTAGGCTCATCTTCGTCATCTTCTAAATCAGATTCGTAATATTCATCATCTTCTAAATCTTCTTCATCTAAGTCTTCCTTTACAGCACCCTTAGGTAAGGACTTCATTGAGTCTGCTTTACCAGCTCCACGATTTACAACATCTCTAACTTGAGCTAGAACTGCCGATGCATCTTTCAGCTTGGCGCTATCATTATCAGGCTTGTAATTATCAGGTGTTGGACCACCTAGGTCTTCCCAACTGGCCGTCTGACCATCGGGAATATTTTTGGTAAGTTTAGGAAGTGGTTCTGCAGGTTTTGCTCCAGAGTTCACAACATTTTTTACGTGCTTTGTGCCTACTTCCATTTCTTGTAGATTTTTTCTTCCACGAGGCATTTTGATTCTCCGAAAAACTTAAATTTGTATTTCTGTATATATTTATATTTTTTAGTTTTTGTGCTTTATTTTGGTTCTCTTAAACCTTTTGGACCTTTTTCATAATACTTATCTCTATGGACATTATTTTTAGCCTCGAATTTAGGTCTATCAATATATTTAATTGACACCCATCTTGGGGGTCTTCCTGCTCTTGAAGTTCTCCTTAGTCCATCAGACTTTCTACCGTGCTTAGATTCACTGGGCATTCTTGGCTCTTGACTAAAATAAAAATTGTGTCTACCAAGAGCATAATCTCTTTCGTCTTTATGTTCTATATTCTTATTCCTTTTAGAGTTCTTTTCTTGACTGTGAGCTAAATGTAGTTTCCCATATCTTTCTAAATCTCTATGACTTGGAGTGGAATTAGGATTCTCTATTTCCAATGAAATTCTTTTGGCTCTATTCTTTTCTCTAGGAGTCCAGCCACTCGCTAATCTACTGTTCCAGGGAACCTTCTTTTCAAGTAGGATACATTCTTCAATAAACTGAAAATAGGTTTTCAGTTTAGTCTTTTTATATATTTATGAGAATTCACCCAATGCTCTCTGTTTTCTCAACTTTTTAGAATTTTTAGTTGGTGTTGGAGGATTAGTTTTTCTTTCTTCTGGACTTAATCTATATGTTGGTTCTCAGAATTTATCTTTTCTATCTCTACTACGCTGCAAATTATCAGATTCCTTATTTGGTTCCAATCTAGCTCTAGACTTTTGAAGTAAATTATGATATGCCCACCACTTTTCGGATCTTTTTTCTACTGAACCACCTCTTAAAATATCAACAGCTCTATCTACAATTCTTTGAGTAGTGGAGCTTTCAAGCATAAATTGTTTGAAAGTTTTCGTGACTCAGATTAAACGAAGATAGTTTTCAAAGTGTTCTAGTTTTCTTTCTTCGGTAAGTCTTCTACCAATCACATCTCTTTCAATCACTTGCTTGATGTTCTGTGCAATCCATTCTTGCTTTTTGCTATCATACAACCAACTTACTCCTTCATATATCCCCTCTACAAATGCAGATGGTGCAGATGGGTCGTGAACAATATCCGCAGCAGTAGAAAGCATAAAGTCTTCACTTACTCTATTGAAACCCTCATTTGTAGGAACTAAAGAACCAACTCCACGAGAAGAAACTCCAAGTTTGACTCCTTCTTCATAAAGTCCAGCAGCAATCTTACCTAAAGGTAATGTAGTTAAAATCTTAGCTTTTCCAATAAAATTATTTCCATTTTCCTTCAATGAAATAATCTTATGTGAAACTCTATCTAAGTTGATGGTGGGAGTTGGTGAGTGCCCAAGTTCTCCAACAGCTCTACCTTTACTCAAATAATTCTCAACATAAGTATTTACTCCTCTTCTCAGAGTGTTCATTGGATAGATTCTTTTGTTTCTATTGCAGACATCTCCCTGAAGAAATACTCCTTCAATATAAAGATTCTTCTTACCGTTAACCTCCTCAACGATAACTTTTACATTTTCAGCTTCTTCTGTGATGAGTTTCATTTTTATGAATACGAGTTTACTTGAATTTCTGTGATATGAATCCGACTGGCTCCAGACCCAGCATTATATGCAGCTACACGAGTAACTTTCCTCAATTCACCATTAGGAGTAGTAATGATACCTACAAAAGCGGAGGTATTCCAATTCAATGTAAGTCTTGTATTCATAAAACTATCATAAGACATTCTCTCATCTACTGTTGCAACAGTAGCAAATGTAGTGTTTAGTCCAGCAGGAGAAGCACCAGTAAGAGCAACAGAGTCACCAACATTAAATCCATTTCCAGTTCCTTCTGGAAAAATTACAGTTGTAGTTGCTCCAGTAAGAATTCCCACAAAATTCTTAGAACCCCACTCTTGCTTTAGAACAACATCTGTTCCACCAGGAACCCACAAACTGGTTGTTGAGTTAACTCCTGGATTTGCTCCTACTTCAATGTATGTGTGTTGAGTAGGTGCAATTCTCAAATATCCAGTTTTCATTGCAATAGGAACAGAAGTAGACACTCCATCCACAGTGGGAACATCTACAGCCGTAACATTTTGAACTATTTTAAACGCCATTATAATATAACACTATATGAGTTATTTATGAAAGTTCTAATCACTCAGAATCTTCGTCATCTGAGCTAAATACTGAATTTGCAACATAAGGTTGTAGTTCAGAAATTGTATTTGCAGCTTTGGTATAAAGAATTTCCTTAATTTTATCACTAATATCTGATGGATTTCCATCAGTTGCAATCATCGTTACTAGGTCTTCCATAATTTTTAAATATTGTTTCAGTATTATTTAGATTTCTCCAGGTTCTATGTTTGCAGTAGATACTCCAGGCTCTTTTACTGGCTTACCTAAAGTATCTACATTTCCAGGAGGAGCACCTTCTGGAGGAACATCCATTTGTTGAGCCAGCATATCTGCGGGATTCATAATGAGCCCAGCTTCAATTTCATCTTTAATCTGCTTATCAATTTGAACAACTTCGTCATCAGTTTGCTGTAGAATATTTTGTCTAATATATTTAATTGAAAAATACTTACCTAGATATGGGTCCATTGCAGCAACAACACCCAATTTATCATTCATAATTTCATTCTTCTTCAATTCAGAAAAATGATTATCATAAAGATAGTCAAATTGTATATGGTCAGATAACGATGACCAATCTTCTGTACTTACGACATTCTTAAGAATAAGTTGAGTTTTCAGCATATCTAAGAACATATATGAAAATCTCTTACGCAATCTTCCTACAAATCGTGTAAATTTTAATTCATCTCGTAGAATTTCAGAAGACCTACCTAAGTTGAATCCACCACCCGCATCTAATCTTGTGGACGGAACTCCTAGAGACTTATAAAGTTTCTTTTGAAAATATTCAATGTCCGCAAGTTCTCCAAGATTCTGTCCACCAGGAAGAGTACCTACTTCTGTTCCTCTACCACCTTCTCTTCGGGGAAGCCAATAATCTTCCATCATCGCCATATATTTCTTGTCGTCTTTAATTTCTCCAGTATCTGCATTATAGACCAATCTATTGCGATATCTGTTCATTACATCTCGCATATATTGTTCTGCCTTTATCTTAGGTAGATTTCCAACGTCAATATAGAAAAGTCTCTTTTCACTCGCACGAGAAAGACGATAGATTACAATGCTATCCTCAATCATTCTTAGTTGATTTAGAGATTTAATTGCCTTATGAAGATAGGATAGGACTGTCTGCTTATTTCTATCCACAAGCCCAGAAGTTACCGAAACTACGCTATCATTGGTCAATTTGATTGAATTCTTTTCGGAAGTGAAGCTTGTCCGAATTGCAGAATTACCTAGAGACGATGAGTTTGCATTGGGGTCGTACTGATAAAATTCCTCAATCTCTGGATTCAGAATTGCACTATTGAGGTCTTCTTGAGTAATGCGAATATTTTGTGACTTCTCTTTTTTTATTCTTCTGATGTACTTAATTTTAAGTGGGTCTATGTATCGCAGCTCTTTAATTCCCTCGGACGGGGCAGCTAAGTCAATCACTTTATGATAATATAGTTTTCCATCTACATACCAATTTCGGAAGATTTCATGAGCCTTCTTATCAAAGTCCATAATTTCTTTGATATATTTAAATTCCTGACGAATTCTATCCTTCAGTTTATCCGTAGCAGGAAGATTTGTTAAGTCAATTTGAACAGGACTATCATTTAAATCTGATACAATAGCCTCATTTACAATGTCTTCTATTGCACTGTCGCATTCTGGATGAAGCGACATTTCTCTATATCTTTGTATTAAATCTGCTTCTGTTTTATATACGCCATCAATGTCTACATACTGTCCGTGAAATCCACTACCTACAAAATAATCAGATTGGTCCTCATTATTCTTTGGAACTGGAGATAATATCTTACTCTTTTTATTATTATCTCCAGATGAATCAATCTGAAATCCAAATAATTTAGCCATTCACAAACTCAAAGTTAACTCAGTTTATTTAGGTAGTTTCCGAAGTTCCCAGCATACTTGTAGAAGAATTCTCTTCAAATGTATCCCACCACTGATATTGTAGAGTTACTTGGAATTCTTGAATCTGGTCTGTGCTATCATAAGATAAGTCAATAGGACTAATATCAGATGGGAAGCAACCATAGAATTTATAGGTCTTCAATACAGGCATATTTGCCGAAGTTGAAGGTAGAGATGCACCAGTTGCACCACCCTGATTTACAACTCCTCTTCCAAGTTGATACACCAACATTTCTCTTTGATATGCAGCAGGAGTAATAACGCCAGCATTATCGTCGTGACGATTCATGAAGTTGCTCCACTTCTCAAATGCATTACGAATCTTGAAATTGGTATCGTTAATAACTGTAATAGTCCAAGGTTCAAAGGTTCTATCTCCAGCAACTTTCAGAGTTCTTCCACGAAATGGAACTCCGATTGAAGAAATGGTAGAACCAGGAATTTGTGAACCCTTAACCATAATTCTAAAATCTAGGTCAGGTGTAATACCAATTTCTGGGAAATTGAGTACACATTCAAACAGATTCGCTCTTGCTCCACCACCAACTAACCTAGCTTTAAAGTCGTTGATAGTTCTCTCTGAGTACTGGGGTAAATTTGATGTTGCTTCGTTAGCCATTGGTTATTCCTCTAGTAAATTAAACGCTTCCTACAACTTCGGAGAATGAAACTCCTGTTTTTGTAGCCACAAAAGTCAGTCCTACAAAATTGATAGACCTGTTTGGTTTGATATAAATATCAGCCTTGAATTCATTTGCATCAATCACATCAGGAGTGTTGTTTGACTCATCACATACCAATATAAATTCTGAAATTCCACGTTTTGCTCTTACATCTCTTAGATAAGGCTCAACAATATTAATGAAGTTAGTTCTTGTGATAGAATCGTTAAATTCAAATAACTGGGCTCTGGCAGCCTGCTCAATAGATTGTTCTAAAGTTAAGAATAACATTCTCACGTTGATTCTATCAAAGGCTGATGGGTATGCTAGACCTGTCTTATCTCCAAAAAGAATATATCCAGAACCTGCAGAAGAGATGATAGGATTGATTCTGTTTGAATATAGTGAATCTCTTTGAGTTTTTGTTGGATTGTAAGCTAGTTTGATGATATTGTTGATAGTTCCTCTGGTGCTTCCAGCAGGAGAATACCAAGGATAGCTGTTTATAGAAGTTCTTACAATTGCTCCTGCAACATCAGAATTACAAGGAATATATACAAACTTGCTATTGAAACGGTCTAGAGTATACTTATATCCACTATCAAAGATTACATAAGAAGAAGATTTGATAGGAGAGAAGAACTGTAGAATGGCGTTTGTTTGAGTAGTACTATTATTACTTCCCACTACACTAGACTTGTATGGAGAAACAACAGCAATACAGTCTTTTCTAGACTCTGCAATGTTGATAAGTTCATTTGCCTTTGCTTGAGCATCATAAATTGTTGGTCCACCAGATGGTCCACCCAAAATAAAGTTAATAGAACTTGCTTCTACATTTAGAAAGAGTCTATATGACGTAATAATATCTTGTGTACTGACTGAGTATCCACCAAGGAAATTCACTCCGCTATAATCTGTTCCTCCAACTAAGTTATAAAGTCGTGAGCCGATTACGTTGTAGGATTTATCTTGAACCGCAGTTCCCCAAGGACTTGAAGTTAGACTATAAGTATTTCCACTCAGTTGAGTGATATCTGAAACTCTTCCTGCTTCTGGGAATCCAACAAAGACATAGTTTGAATTCTGATTTACAAATTCTTTATAGTAGATGGGTTGAGATGGTGAAATTCGGGCATCAATACCTTTGGATAGTCCAGTGAATTTTTCAAGAACGTTTCCAGATACTCCACTAATTACACCAGTATCATCTACAACTACAACGTGAACCTCATCACTCTTTGCATTTCTTTCTAGAGCATATTGAGAAGTTCCAGGCTTTGGTGCAATGGATTTCCAATAGATAATTCCATTCTTGAGTGATATAACTTGATTATCATACCAGTCTTGAATAGCTCCAGAACTTACAGTGGTGACTACAGTTCCTGCAGTTCCAGTAACAGTCAGTGCAGTAGTGGTGGGTGCAACTAAAGAGGATACCACAGAGCTGTAGTTGTAGTTAATATCAACTTCTTGACCAGCACTTGGAACTCTGCTGATAACTTTAATATCAAAGGAACTATTACCAATACCCGTAATTAGTCCTCTGACGTAGCCAGTGAATGTGCCCACAGTACCATCAGCTTGTAGGTATTGTGTAGCAGTTTTGGTTTGTGTGACCGCAAGACCTACCTGAATACCACTTGTGGAAATTCCAGTTACAGTTTGGTCTGCTGCAGCATCAATTACACAAACTTTCAGGTCATTTGCCCAGGAACCAGGATTTCTTGCAGAAAATACCCAATCCACATCATTGATACGATTGCTTTGATAATCTTCGTATGAAGTGATTTTTAACGAAATGGAAGTATTTGCAATTGTAACATTAGAGTTAATCAGTGCAGAAGGATTTCCAGTAACATCGCTTCTTACAACATTCAGTGCTCCACCATAAGATAGGTAGTTAGATGCAGACAACCAGTATTCATATTGGTCTTCTGATGTTTGTGGTTTTCCAAAAATATCTAATAATTCTTGTTCTGACTGAATGATGGTTGGAACATTTACTGGACCCTTCTGAAATGGACCGACAATGGCTCCAACATTCTGTCTACTTGAAACAATATTTCCTCGTGTTAAATCAACCTCTCTTATATTCACACCAGGAGATACCAAATTGATAGCCATATGTTTTCCTCTGAACCAAAGTCTCATTTCCTAGTAGTATTTAGGAAAATTGATTTTTATCAGACCAGTTGTGTTAAATTATACAAAAATTTATCCCATATAAAATTCGGACGAAACATCTCCATACTCATCTAAATTCCATACTTCCATCGGCATATTTTCTGTATTCGCCATCATCCAAACATCTCCAGTTTCTTTTTCAACTGTAATTTCATCATCATTCTCTAATCCAGTATTAATAAATCCAAATGGAGCCATATCTTGTTCAATCTGCTCCTTCTGTTCAAGATACATTCTCTTACGAATGTCATTGTTGGTAATTTCTTTGAAGTATTCCTGAACAACTAACCAAGAGAAAATTACGATACACATACAAAGGTCATCATTCGTTCCAATTTCAGCTTGATATGAATTATTTTTGGATATGAATGTAGTTAACTCACTAATAATATCAAAGTCTTCAATGATAAGTTTATTGTCCTCAATGATGGTTTTCATATTAGAACAACCCACTCTCTTTACTTGCTTGGACATTTTGATTCCTAACTGTGAGGTCTTACCCGAAAATCCTTGTCCAACTAATTGTCCAGCTCTACCTCTCATAGAACACATTAGAAGATTTTCATACTCAAGTTCATATTGTAAGTCTTTGGCTACTTGGTCTCCTACACTTGCGATTTCAATGAGAACATAAGCTTTGTTATATGAATTTGCTACCTTATAAATGATATCTGGAAGAAGTAGTGGCTTAAGTTCATTATTTTTATACTTTGCAACAATCTTGTATGGAATATTTGTGATGTCGTATATGATGAATGCGTGATAATCCTTACCCGTTCCTTCTGAAACGTCCACAGTCATAATGTAATTGTGTTCCTCTATAGGAGGTTCATACACATCAAGTCCTTCAGACCGAGTAATTGGGTCGTTGTATATTAGGTTTTGTAGTTTTGATGAGGTAATGAGCGTATCAACAGAACCTAGGAAACTACAGTTGTGTGATACTATATTGTTAGAATAATAAAGATGGTCTTCTCCAGAGTTGACAATATCAAATAATTCTACTTCTTTCTTAATGGTTCGGTATGATTTGAGAAATGTTCCACCATTCTTGGTAAAAACTTCTGTTGTCTTATTTAAATTCTTAGCTTTGACAATACCATCTATTGTAGAGAGTGGATGGTCCAAAGAGCACTTGAGTTCATTTCCGTCTTCAAATATTAAATGAATATATTTGTTCTTCTTAATCTTATTGACGCCCAGAAAAGATTGAAATCCATTTGGAGTTGAGATTTTAATCTTTTTATGATTTAATACTATGGTTTCTGGAAGCTTCATTCAGTTAGGAACTTTATACATCTATTTAATGTTTCTTGTTTATATGAGTTCTGGTCTTAAATCCATATTTTTCTGCTATTTGTTGATGAGTCATATTTAGATTATGATAATCAAATTCAATCTGTTCCTTGGTTGGATAGTTCATTATAAAGTTCACCTATGGTGGTTTCAACTACAATACCATTAACCATTATATTTATCAAGGTTTCAGGTAGGAACGATTCAAATTCCTGATTCCATTGCTCTAAGCTCGTATTTGCGATACTTTGCTGCTTAAATTTCTCGTCTCTACCTGGAACCTCACTCCAATGAACCTCAGTTGGAACATATTCATTCTTACCACGTATGGCGTCATTCCAAAATCTATAAAAGGTATTCATTCCTTTAGGGGTTTGGTGGCCTAAAAAGTTGTTGTATAATACCGAGTGCGCCCAAGAATCATCAGCAATATCGGGTAGAGAAACATCAAAAACTTCATTCTCACTTAATTTAATATCTTTAATTTCTAACCAAATCATATTTTCGTTCACATTATCATCAAAGAATCTTTTAATATTTTCATTAGAGCATAACTCTTCTTTATTTTCTAATAGAAGTTGTCTAGAATAATTTTTAAATTCCTTATGCCTTCTTCCCAATGAAGGCATTCCATTTTCAGCTAGAATTACTGCAGAATTTGGAATAATATCGGTTCTACTTCCAACTCTAGTTGAAGCTTTCAATAGATTGATTCTTTCTAATTTTCTTGGTAGAGAGAACCCAATTTGAGAGAAATATTCAAATGCATATTTACCGACTATTTCAATATCAAAATGAGTTGAACTAACTTTAACTCTTTCTGAAGGTCCAGAAGTAGCTATATAAATGCTACCTAGTATGCCCATATTAGCTAATAATAATTGAACTTGACGAATTAACTCTCTTGAAGTTGAAGTATATTTAACTCTTCCTTTATTATCAATACCTCCATCACCATCAAACATCCCTCTTAATAGAGCTGTAATGTTAGATTTAGACCAGGACAACACTTTATCTGGCAGTGTTTTTACTCCAGCTTTATTTGTAATATCAAATCCTAGTTCTTTAAGAAAATCTACAAGTTGCTTTGAATTGATGACATAATGTACATCATCAATCTTTTTATATGGAACATTTAGAGTATTCAAACAATATGAAATATCGTCACCACAACTGATTACAATTTGTCCACCAGTAATATTGTGAGTATTCTTGGATACACAGTCTCGCGCATATCCCTCTGCAACATAAAGCCCGACAAAATATGCAATGTCTTCAGTTATATAATCACAACAAAATGTGTCAATACATTTTCCCTGTTCTGGATGAAATCCGATGTAATCTTCATTTCCAAAAACTTGATGATTATATTTTATGGCTAAATAATCGCCTACTTTTAGATGTTTACTCTCTACGTAATTATACTCATTGTTGTGAAACGCCCAAAGTTTATGAGTTTGAGAGCATTCTAATGTTTCATACCGAGTGGTTATAATATTTGTAGAAGAAGCTTGATGATTAACAATAATATCACTGGTATAGAACTTATTCTTACCCATTACAGTATACTCTGGAACTTGATAAGCACCTGTTTTGGAGATATCAATAAGCCTCTCAATTTTTCTGTATCCTTTATTTGTAAGAAGATAGGTATCTTTTGATACACAAGAAACCATAATTACCTTGGTGTACTTACCAGAAGTAATCGTAGGATATACAGAACTAAAAAACTCGTCTGCAATTTGATTCGGAATGAACGCAAATTCGTCCAGGAAGATTACATTATATGAACCTCCTCGGACGGCAGAACCAGAAGTAGAAGATGCAATAATTTTTGAACCATTGTCCAGTTCTAGAGAAGCCTTATTCCAAATCTTAACTCCATGTTGCATCCATTTGGGTAGATTCTCATAGGCAAGCTTTAGTCTACCTAAAATATCTTTTGCAGTTTGAGCTTTGTTAGCTAGAATGGCGACATTAACATTATCATTGAATATGATATAGTGAAGTAGATATGAGATAGCTGTAGTCGTATTATGAGTAGGAATGAATGTTCTTCCACATAGAAATAAGTGAGTTTCACTATCTACTTGAATACACGCTACAGGAACACTCTCCACTTTTTCTATATTTTGTATATAATGTCTGGTATTCTGTGGCCTACTTTTTCTCTCAAAATTTATTAAATTTAATTTTCTTGGAAGATTGAAAATACACTCCTTACTAGCAAATCTGATGGTATAGTACCAACATTGATTAATGAGTCTTCTACTTACTCTAGACTTTATTCCTAATGTAGCTAATAGTTCAACAACCTGAAGAATAAGCTCATAATTTTTTTGATAAAATTCAAATGATTGAGTTTTTGTAATTGACCCATCAGAATCCATCAGTCCTCTCAACAATTCCAATCTCTGGTCTACTGATGCTCGTAGATATTCTTGAGGAATATGTTTATTTTTCAATAAACTATTTTCTTCCAATTCTTTATTTAACCCACGACACTTGAACCGAATACAATTCTTATAGACTGTCTCCTGTTCAACATCAATTTTAGTTTTATAAAATTCATAATCATCTTTATGGGCAACGATTCTCCCCTCGTGAGACGAACCATCACCTAACCAAAGACCAAGAAGATATGGGTCTATTGGTAAATCTTTGGGAGTTCCGACCATTGGTTTGGAGCATTCAATATAAAATGCGCCAGCCACACCTTTTCCTCTTTTGTTGTTGGCTTTTTCAGAGTATCTTAAATACATTTCATTTGTATTGATAACTCTCTTTCCAGCAGTCCAATAAGAACTATTTACTTCCCACAGATGTTCTGCATCGGCAATAATTTCTTCACCATTATCAAAGTATATTTTATAACATTGATGATTTAACATCGTTTCTGTTTTAAATGTTACAGAAACTGGATTCCCATTTGGAGCAAGTACCCTATCTCCGACCTGGATATCCCCAATTGTAGTCCATCCTTCAGGAGTTGGTATTGGAGTATCTAACGATAATGGCTTACCAACCTGGCGTGGTAATTTACAAATATTGAATCTATGTTGATGAAACTTCTTAATGAGTTTCTCTTGAAACTTATATAATTTAAATGGAATGAGACCTTCATCAAGGCTCACAATTTTAATATAATTTCTTGCAAAATATACTGGGTCCTTCTTACACTTAATGAACTCCTGAATATTTTCTGCAGTGAATTCAATGGATATATTTGCTCTCTTTAGAAGAGGATTACCAGAGTAAATTTCATTGGCGGCAGCCATAATACTTTATATTGGTTTGATACTACTCATTGTCTCTAGAGTAGATAGGTGCAACTTTATATAGGATTTGAATAAAGACTTCAATGTGTCTACATTTTCGCATTTATCAATCTCTCTACACAGACAGATAAATTCAAATTGCTTACTCAAATCTTTTAATTCAATTCCATCAGAATTCGGCATCAAGTATCTCCATATAAAAATAAGGGTTTCGTGGGGTCGTGTTCACTTGGACTGAACTTCAATACTCTTGCTTCAGGGTATATCTTATTAATTTGATGAGACATTTCTGCTTTAGTAGGTCTAGAAAATCCAGAAACAAAAATTTGAAGAGTCCTAGGAATTCCTCTCCAAGTAAACAGTATATGATAAGTGTTTCCAGTTTTCTGTAGCCGTGTATACGATTCTGACATAGGAGATTCTATTGTTTCTAATTTATCATAATAATTTGGAATTTCATCTACATGTTGAGCAGCTATTGTGAGTGCTAATCTATTGTTGGTAGTATGCTCTTTTTCAATCTTATGTCCTTTATTTAGTTGTTTTTGAATAAATTTTACGGACACCCCATACTTTTTAGCCAATTGCTCAGGAGTTTTTGATGATTTTATTGAGCGTAAAATCTTTGAAAGTTCTTTGTATGATTTCATTTCATGCTTTCCTTCAGGAACTTCTGTAGTTCTGCAGTAGAACCCACAAAAAGAGCATTCGTGGTATTCTGAGTAACTTTAGTAGTAGATTCTTCTTTTATTTTCTTGAGTTTTTGCTGATTGTCCAACAGCTTATCAGACAAATCTCCAACAGTTTTGAGTAGCTGCCCGACGACTTCAAAATCTCTAGCTTTTTCAGATTCAATTGCAGTATTCAACATTTCATATGTTGCAATCGTTCCTAATTCAATCAATTCGTGAATTGTAGTTCTCGCTGAAGAACTATCTCCATCGTGAATTTCAGGAGTAATCTTTAGTGGAATGGATTTCTTTGGTCTCTTGACAATAGTTTTCTGAGACTCCTCTCTTTCAACCTCAATGCCTAGTGCATCATCTATGGGGGAAAAGCTGTCCATCATATGTCTACTCCTTTTCTAGGACTATATATGAGCCCATCACCAAAATCAAAAGTTTCCTCATTGAAATCATACTCATCTTCCAGAGGAATCAGAGCATCATCCTCTGTATTGATAACATTAATCACATCTCCTTCCTCGTGGTCAGATGAAGTCGTGTTATTTTGTGCTCGTGTTACGGTAAGAGAATTTCCATCTATATTCGTGATATACATAACTTCATTATTCAGTTGAATATAGGTATTCAATGCAAGAAAAGTTGCATCTGAAACTGTGAATTTTGTAATTTTAGAAGTAATATTCTGTGAAATATTGGTAGTTTCATCCGAATTGTAATCTTGAATTGCTTTGGGCGTGACTACATATCTTCTTTGACGAGAGGCATTGATTCTATTTGTATCGGTATAATAATCAACTTGAACTTTTTTGATGACATTTCCAGTATCATCCGTATCAATAGGACCAAAGAAATATATTTTAGCAATAAAGTTTAGTGTGGTTTGTATAAATCTTCTGGTTGTGAAATCACCTTCATAGTCATCCTCAAATTGTGAGACACTATTTAATACCAATGGAACATCTCTTGTCTCACCTATAGAGGAAGCCAACTTTACGGTTAAATTGAATTCTGGTCTGAAGTAAGGAAGAATCTGTTCTATAATTTGAAACATATCATCATTATACTTGGTTGCAATACTCAATTCAAACGGCAGATTATATGGAATGGGCATATAAATTTGCTTTGGATTATGATTTGGTCCTACCGTAGTATTGAAAGTTTGAAGAGTGGAAGACTTTCTGGAGGCATCATATTGCAACTGTCCAATTTCAAAGGACATTCTAGGTAATGTAATTGCAACACGATTTCTAAAATCAGGCTTCTGCTCTAATCTCGCAAGAAATTTCTGAATTGGCCCATAGGCAATGGGAACTTTAATATAGCTAAAATCTTCGTTTTCACCATCTTGATGCCGAATATAGATATCATTAAATAATGTTCCGAATGCAGCGGAAGTTCTTCTTATGATTTCGTGATAGTAGAAATTTCCAGTCATAATAGCTACACGCCCACATTATATTTAGAAAATACCGAAAGGATTGCTTTCCGTGAAGTCTAGAATTGTATCTGACTCAGTTTGAATCTCCTCATTTGAGGCAAATGCATCATCTACATCAAATGCATCTACTGAATATAAATTGTAATTTGCCTCACTTCCAGATATAATTTCTCCGATAGCAAAGTTTCCATTTAGAATTCCAACTTTAAGAATACGACTAGTGTAATTCCAATCTTTCACATAAGCACTTGTTCCACTGGATACTCCACGAATAATTTCATTGTAAATATAATTTCCTTCTGAGATTGAATCTGGAGGAGCAATTGTAATTGCTGGTGAGGCAGTATATCCAGAGCCTGCATTTATATATCGCAGTTGAGAAATTTGACCTGATGAATTTCTGACCGCAACAATTTGAGCATTATTTCCAGTTGGAGAGGATGTGACTCCAACAGATGGAGCTGTGGAATATTGATTTCCAGAATTACCAATAGAGATTGGTCCAGGTATTCCTGTGGAGATAATTGTGGTGGCTATGAATCCAGAACCAGAAGTAGATGCTATGGAAATTTTTGGAGGAATCGTATATCCAATTCCTGGATTGATAATTAAAATCTTATCTATGGTAGACTCAAAATTCTTTGAGGTCATAATAGCTACAGCAGTAGCTCGTTCTCCTACTGTTGGTTTCTGTATGGTAATGGTTGGTGTGGACTTATATCCATATCCACCATTTAGAATATCAACATACGATACCGATTTACCCGAAGGAATACTATACTGAATTGCAGCTAATTCTACTGCAGCAGTCGCTGATGCTGCAGTAGAATCCATCATTCTTAATGTTGTAGTGTATCCAAAATCTTTAATTGTTTCATCCACTTCTATAATACCAGTATCAATAATCTCATCTTCATATTCAAATAGCTCACATTTAAATTCAAATACATATAAATTATTCAACTGATAGAACGGTGATTTTGGCTCAACAAATTTGATTTCAAATAATGCATTATCTAAAGGAAAATAAATCAAATCACCTTCTTGTGGCCTGGTGGTTAATTTTATATTGTCTTCATTTGTTATAAATGGTAGTATAAAAGTTTCAAATCTTTCTTTAGATATCACCAGAGTAATTTCATCTGTACTACGAATTCCAAATTTGGAAAGAATATCACCTTGACCGCCAAATCCATCAGTAGTTTTTAAGTATGCCTCTAAATGAAAGCCTTCATCAAATTTCGATACTAAAAGTTCTTTAATAATTTGCTTTTCAGTAATAAACTTTCTCGGCATATAGATTATATCTAATCCAAACATATCAATTTGTTCATTCACTAAACTTTGAAGTAGCTTTTGCTCGGAATTTGTTCCGTGCATAAAATATGGATTTAGAGGCATATTGAATTATCCAGTTAGCCCCATTGGAGGAAGTTCGTATTCATCTCTGAGTTGACGTTCAATTTCTTCTAATTCTTTTTCTCCATCAGCATATATTTTCTCACCATTCATAGTAATACCTCCTGCTAATACTGCATTATTAAATTTCGTAATGTTTTGTCCCCATTGCTTCTTAATAGATGCGGATAGATATCTCTTTAACCAATAATCGTTATATACGGCTGGATAATTTGATGGGTCTACTATTCTATAGCAGTCTATAATTAAATATGAGTCATTTGAAACTCTAGCCCAGTTAATATCTAGATATAGTCTATGTTGTTTTTTATTGAATCTAAGCTGAACATCTGGTGTTAATGTATAATTAATCTCTGCAAGATACTGCTTGGTCATAGAGTAATTCAAAATATCTATGGACCCCTGATAATATAAATCATTTAAGAACATCTGATAGACGATATTAAACATTCCTCCAGAAACTGTAGAGGAGTCCAGTTTAAATACCATATTTACTCCCACTACACTATCTGGAAGTGGAATGAAATTCTGTGGTTCCTCTAAAATTGCTGTAGTTACACCAGAAGAAGAGCCACCAGTTGTATATGCTGGTTGATTTTGTATGATATTTAATTCATTTGCTGTGAGTTTATGCTTTAAAAATACTCTTTCTATTCCATCAAAATGCCGTTCATAGAAATACTGAAGCGCATCATCAAGTCGGTCATTTAGTTGGTCTTCATCTACGTTAACTTCCAATACGGGAGCGCCAAGCTTTCGTAGGCAATAATCTAATAATTCTTTTCTAGAAGAGGGTTGAGACATTATAGTGAATATATGTGAATTTTAATTGAATGCCGAAGTAGTGATTCCAGCCGTTAATATAGCACTTCCTTCATAAACTCTTTTTTGAGTAGTACCGACTCCAACAAGAACATCATAAACATATCTGCCAGGAGTTAAGTAGGAATTTACTGGTGCTCCTAATCCTAGTTGTAATATTCCTTCTGTATGATTAACAATTCCTACTGTAAAATTTGCAGTAATATTTAGAGACTGTGGATGTTTTTTGAGACTCGCCCGAGCAGAATATCCAGTTAGGTTGAATGGTATATTACTACCCGAGATTTTAATGGGTGGAAAGACCTCCACATAGTCTGAACCAATGGGAATGGTTATATTTTTAACATATATTGCCATTGTTTTAACCGACGATTATAAGTTATTTAGTTCCATTAATTAATTCCGCTACAAGCTTCTTTAATTCTGAAATCTCAGATTTCACTTGTTCTAATTCTCTCTTTTCATTGATTCGGGTTTCTTTAAATCTTAAATATTCTGAATACTGATTTTCATTGCAATTTATAATTGCTCCAGTTGCCTCATCTCGGTATAATCCAGAATGACCCTCTACTGGTATCATAACGTAGCAATAGCTCTCAGGTCACGAATCAATGGAACATTAGATTGACTAGTTCCATTCATCATAATCTTTATTTGATATCCAGTAAATTGAGGCAGAGATTTTGCAGTAAATTCGTAATTTTTATACTCAGATAGAGTATTTGAACTCTGAATTATTCTGTCTGAGCTTCCGTCATTCTTAGACAAATCTAAAGTATTTTTATTGTTATCTAGATTTGCGTATCCAGGGAACAACTCATATACCTGCTGCTCAGGAGGCATATTATCACGAATAAGACGATACGCAACTCTAATATCGTTTGTTGAGTGCCTATAGGCATCAAAAATGACGGAGAGAGAGTCTGCAGGCTGTTCTAGTGTAACTAACTTTGATACGTATACTGCAGCGTGTGGGTCCTGATAGAGTTCATTTACTCTACTATCATTGATATAGTTCAAAACTGGACGGTCAATTCTATTGTTCGTAGCAATTATATTAATTCGGTCCAAATCTATAACAGGAGAAACTCTACGGTCATTTGTAGATAAAGTTAACTCCATAGTAAATGATTTTTTATTTGGAAGTAGAGACAAATAATTAGTCTCATTTATCTTGGAGCAGATTATTCTTGGAGTACTGAAGAAATTATTTGAAGATAGTGCAATTGGTTCAAATCCCATATCTACAAAAGAAGCTTCTGTACCACTAATACTTGACCCAGAGATTGTTCGTATCTTTGCTGAAATATTTGTACTTTCGGGAAGTAAGGTTTGAATATTTGGTCTAATTGAGGACATTAATATATTTTGAGTAGCCTTTGGTCCACGAACAGTATTTGATTGAATTTCATTTGAAAAATATGACCCACCAAATTTGGTTTGATTGAAGAATAGTATATCAACTAAACTCCTATCCGCTCCATTTGATGCAGTGTCAATCTTGATATGATAGCTATCTAATGTTGTTGGATATGCAATTTTATTCACAGTACTCAAATTATGAGTTCTATTGATTCTCAACAATGAGATTCCATTAAATTCATACTTCAACACGTAATCTCCTGTGGAATGATTTTGTGAAAAATAACTCTGTAGTAGAATTGGGTCTTCTGAGTTGATGAAATTTGAAGTAAATCTTTGAATTCCACCGATGGAGGACCCAACAGTGTCTACGCTGGTATATTTTATAATTTCGCTATTTATCAACACATATCCTGGATTATCCACAGAAATAGGAAGATTTTCAAACGTAGTTAAGATTCCAACAGAGTTTATATTCAGAGTAGTCGTATTTGGAATAACGTTGGAAGTTAATTTGAGTGGAGTAGTATCTGGCTCTACTCCAGTTAAGGATATAAAATTATTGTACGCATACATTCCGTGATTATTATGCTGAACTTTAATGTGTAATCCGTCTGCAATTTCAATTGGAGTTGCTGAGACACGAGATGAGGAAATTGCACCACCATTAACTACAATATTTGTAGGAGTATCTACATTCAATTGACCCTGCACATTAGTTAATAATATGCTATTGAATGCTGAAATTACACCAATGTTTGTGGGTATTGTTATCAGTAAATCTCTACCCAGATTATTTGTAGAATTTGTGTCTATAGAGAGAACATCTCCTTGAATATATCCTGACCCGCCTGATATAACAGTAACAGTTCTTGCAATTCCTGCAACAATTCCTATATTTGCAGCAGCACCTCTACCTAGACCAGTGAATGAAGTTAAGTTTACGTTATTATACGTAGTTGTAGTATTACCGAAACTAACTTGTGGAGTACTGACGATTAGAGTAGAGCCAATTCCAATTGCACCGACAACTGATACTAAGTCAGAATTGAAATATGAATTAGACTGTTGTGTTACTGTAGCTCCTGGAATTAATGCATTGATATCAGAATTTGTAAAACTCTTTCCAATGGAAGCCAATATCGTTCTTGAATATGCTAATATTGGATTATTTCGGAGAGAAACTACTTGATTGTTTCCAATATTGAGGTCTGGATTGTATAATTTGATACTACCACTAGTAGCAGTAAAGTCTGCTCTATATGTTGTAAACTTCAAATCCTCATATTGGCTTGGGTCCCAGGTAGAACCATTCTGAGATTTGAAGAGTGACCCCAAGAGTGGCTGCTGTGAAATAATTACTCTATCACTCTCTGGTAATGTAGTTGTAGAGATTTCTGTCTCACCCATTCTAGATATCCAAACAGTATAGCTAGTAGATGCAGAAAGCAGTACAATTGCATATTCTCTACTTCCGTCTAAGTATACTGGAGATGGGAAATAGAATGTAGTTGGGACACTTCCATTTTCTGAGATATTTACTTTATCTGGATTTAGAGTAACAGTTCCAAATGGAATGATGACCTGAGTTGGAATTCCCAATTCAACCGTTCTAATTTGTAATGTTACTGGAATTCCACCTAAGTCTTTTCCTTGGAAATAAATATCACACTTGGTTAAGAATATTCCATTTGTCTCATCAACGACAAAAGATTGAGCCAAGGGGTCAGTATATCTAACTGTTTGTGTACTTGAAGTATCAGTTACGAGTCTCCGAGCAGTTACCTCTACTGTTTCAACATCAGCATTTCTAATCATTAAATTATTGGCTTCTACACTTTCCAGGACTCCAGTAGCAGTAAACTCACCAATTCCTGAACTTTGACTTACTCCACCCACAACAGAGTTTATCTCACTTGTTGTGATAGTAAATGTTCTTGTACCTGTTTGGAAAACTGGTGTAGATGGAATAGTTGGGTCAGGAATAAACAAGGACCCAATAAATGTACCATTTGAATCACTAATTAGTCTTAAATCGGATACTGTAGCAACAGCTCCACTGACTGTGCCCACCAATCTCATACCAATGGATATACAACCATAAAATTCAGATGCTCCAGTCAATTCCAGACTTGCAGTATCAATATTTAATGTAGTACTGGTTGGAGAGTAAATATTGGGCAATGAATCATTTGGATTGTAGATATTTTTTGAATATTCCTCTACCAATAGATTTGGTTCAATATTTTCACTACTTGAGTCAACTGGACCATATTTATGATTTTGCTTAACAAGTCTAAATCGTATTTGTTTTGACCCAAGAATTCCAGTAACAGTTTCTCCGACTATAAAGGTTCCAGCATTCATATTGACTTCTATTAATTTCGGAATCATATACTCCGTCATATTCACATCATCAAAAAATGCGTAGAATCTAGTTGTAGGCTTCAATCGCGTTGCAATAATTTCTATATTCCTAGACCTCATTGTAGTTACATTGGCCGTAGAAACAGTCTTATCTCCAAGACTGACCGTATCATATTGCTCAGTAACCTGAAACTGAGTTCCAGATTTCACTTGAGCTTGTGTAGTTGTAGTCGTGGTTGTAGTGACGGTTTCTAGATTCGTACCTGATGGTCTATCGGCTGCAAAATTACTACTTTCTGTAACATTAACGCTTGTTCCTGCCCAAGTTGTTTCCCAAGACCCCCATTGTACGGGAGATAGTCCAGTATTAGTGTCTACGCCTAAGCTAACCAAGGTAGAAGTATAGTTTCCATCAACAGTTCCAACTATTTGGTCATCCAATCTTCTGGTTTCAACCCAAGAATCGCTTGATGGATTGAATTCAATAGTACCAACCCAATTTATGACTGCAAATGGATTAACATTTTCTATTCTTGTTGCAAATGGATTTTTTATGTACTCAACTTCGTCATAATTTAAGCAAACAATATCTCCAACTTTCTTAACTGAATTGGAACCCAAATCTACTGCATATCTTAAATCTACTGTAGATGTACTCTCTCCAATTCCAACTCCAGGAATTAAATCTAATGCTGTAGTATAGTGAGAAGGACGCAAAATTCCATTTGCAGTATCTACACTTACTTTATAGTCTGGATTTTGAGTATCTCCAGAGTCCAATGACCTAAAGTTATCCACAAAGAATCCAGATTTGAATCTATCTAGCCCAGTATCAGTATCCCGAATGACCAAGTTTTTGGTGTCTTGCTCTAACAATGAAAGTAGAGTGTAATATTCTATGTTCTTAACTCTAGCATCCAGTTTAGAGATATCCTGCATAGTATATCTCTTATGTTGATTATAGCTCACTGAGATTGTGTTGATATCTCTCAAATATGCTGGAATTGTAAATGTTGCAATTTCTAGTGCATTATCAAAATTCTGTGGATTAGTTGGAGGTAAAGTTGGAATTCCTGTACTCAATACAAAATTACCAGTCTTATATAAGAATAGCTTATCTATTCTTGGTAGATAATAGTCATAGCTAAGGCTTATTGTAGAATTCTTGGAGAAAATATATGGAGAGGAACTTGAAACTTCTGTAAATATTCTAGATTTAGCTTCAAATGGAGAAAATGTACCACTATATGCGGAAACAATAGGCCTAAAATCTAGAATATCCGACGCATACAGATTTCCAGTTTTTGGTAAATCTTTAGCATATCTAGCAAAATCATATGATGAAATGGATACAATATCTCCAGAAGAATTAGAAGGTGTAGTATAATTATTGTATATAATTCTAATCTTTCTACTTGGAATATTTGAATTATCATTTCTAATAATTCTAGAGAAATCTAAATACTGCTCTCTATATCCAGAATCTAGAGCATACAAATTGGTAATGTTGTTATCTCCAAGATTAGATTCACTAATCACCGCAGAAATCCCACTCTCTTCAAATTGTACCAGTTCTCCTACAATGAATGCATTTTCATTTGCTCCCACATATTCAATTTTAGTGGAGTTCAGATAACCTACAAAATATCCAACGGAATTACTATTGCTACCAATTATCTTCTCACCTTTGATTACATTTAATATAGATGAAGATGGAGTAGATAGAACTAAAGATGGAATTTCGGGGTCTGCGGTAGAAGAACTCTGATATATTCCCAATACTTTAATTGCTTCTGGAACATTGAGTGAAATTTCCCTATCCTGAACTCTTAGTCCATATGCTCCACTATAGGTGAGCCCATCATTTAATGTAGTTGCACCCAATCCAGAGGATACTAAATTAGAGTTTGTGATGATACTAGAAGAACATCTATTGAAAGTTTTTCTTCTGGATGATGCTCTGTTGAGTTTACAAGTTGCAATTAATGTAACCAAACCAGTTTGAGTTAATTTTGAAATTGTTAGAGATTTTCTATCTGAAGAGAAATTTATATTGTCAAACTCTACTAATGGTACAATATTTCCACCGTTTACATAACTTAAAGTATAATTCTCTTCATCAAAAGATTCAAATGCTAAGTTAGCCTCACTTAGAACATAAGTGATTGAACTAGAGGAAACGTTTGTACCACTGAAGGTTTTCTTAATATTAAATGAAGTTCTACTCAGGTCTACTCCAACTGAATTATTATACTTCAAATTCAAATATAGATTTGATTTAGGATTTATAACGATTGGCTCTACTTTTTTTATGTCCGTGGTAGTTATTAATGATGTAGGCAGAGAACCACTACTCACACCAGATATAGACTGAGTTGGAATAATGCTGAATATATTTTGGCTTTGACTTATATTACTAACTCTATTGTATGTTGGTAATACTTCTCCCTGCTTAGTATATGAAATAACGTCTCCAACGTTAATAATATTGAAGAATAATGTGGATGCGCTCACAGTACTTATTCCCGAAGATGCTGCAGATACTGTAAAGTTTTGTGAAATATTTGAGATATAGCTGGATTTAGATAATACTGGGTCCGCAGTAAAAGTTCCTATGGATACATTAGATGAATTTGCTACGACTTGATGAACATCTCCAAGTTGATAGTCCTTAATAGTAGCAATTATCTTATTACTACTAACTCCATCTACTTTTATTGGTTCATTTAAATTAAATGAACCAGATACATCGTATAGAAATAATTGATTACTATTACTCACAGATTGGTATAAAAATCCTCTTGCTCCACTACTATATCCTTCAATTAACTTTGGAGTAGTTAAGGATGTGAAATTTGTATTCAGTTCAATTCTAGTGAAAAGTTGAGTATCATATAGTGAAATTTCATACTGAGTTTGTGAGCCAGAATGACGAACTCCAGCACTTTCGTAGTCATATACCTTAGAAATTCCAATTAGCTGACCACTAGAAACTCCAACATTTGCTGTTCTAGAATCATATAATAGTATCTGAGATGTAGTAAGAAATCCAACAGGAATTGTTCCATAGACATTATTTACTACCAATATATTTCCACTATTGATTTGTAGATTTTCATCTACGGATTTGTCGGTAGTTCTTGGCTTCTGAAAATCTAATAGAGTTGATTGTGCGTCTATTTCATATCCTCTGACGTATGCCTTTCCAGACGAAATAGAAATGCATCCTAAATCATCACTTGCAATATTACCTTCTCTGGTTTGTTCTCCAGCATAAAATATACCATTATTTCCAATTCTGTCATTTACACATTCTTTTAATGAAATATTGAATGGTCTAACATAGTAGTCTCCACTCTCATCATAAGTTCTTCTTGCGAGTTCATCCCGAATTAAATTGTAATTCGTATCATCTACGAATTTCTCAATATTACCATTTCTTACTCTAATTAATTCTATAAAATTTTCATCATTGAAGTTATCAATATCCTTTTTGATTAAACTTGTAGTTATGATAAATCTGTCTGCACCAGGAGCAACATAATTTGAAAATCCCTGAGCATTGTCGTATAAATCTGGATATTCATCTGATGCAGTAATGATTTCCTCACTGATAACAAATCCAATTCTATATGATGGAGTATTGGAATATTGGTCCAGAATTACAGTTTCTTTTTTTGTTTCTATGAAATATCCTCTAATGAAAAATATTCCTGATTCTATTTTTGCAGCAGAGCCGATAGCAGTGGAATTATTGGATAGAGTAGTTGCAAATGTACTATTTGCACGAATTGAGGAATTTGAAAATAAAATATTGTCTATAGTAATTAAAGCTTCTCCATCTGCAAATTTAGATACGATGAAATTTGTATCACTAGATGAAATATACTTGATATAAAGTGTATAGTTTGAATTCTCTGACTCAGAATTTGTAATATAGTTTTCAACTATTGCAGTTACTCCACTGGTCTGCCCTTTTACAGTTTTTCCAATTAAATTTTGAACATATGCAGAAACTGGTATTCCTAAATGAGTACTATTAATTTGTACACAAGTATAATTTGGGTCATAAGCAATTTGCCCAGGAATGACCACAGACCCATCTTTGAAGAAATGATTTCCAAATTTTTCAATTTGATTCTGAAGTATTGTTTGTAGAGTGGTTAATTCTCTTGCTTGAACTGGAAGTCCAGGATTAAATAATACCTTTTGATAATTTCTGCTCGCATCAAAATCATCAAAATATGGAGATACATTTAAATTTGTATTTTGTGGCATTTTTAATTAGAACTCCAATATAATTTTGATATCTTCTTTCTGAGAAACAGTTCTGGGAATGGGAAATCTATTATCAAGATATATCAGCTCTCCGGACTTTTTATTATATTCTACAGAAGATATACCAGAAATAAAATAACTACCTAATTGATATGTCCTATTATTTATGACGGTACTAATTCCATTAAATCCAGTAGCAATGGCCAAATCTGTTCCTTGAGATAGAGAACCATTGATTACGATATTCCCACCTACATCAGGAGAAGAAGTGAATGGATATATCTTATATCCAACTCCAACAGTTGCTAATCCAACTGGCTGATAGTATTTCAATACTCCAGTAATATTATTCCAAGAAGCAACAAATCCAACTGCAGTTTTTCCTGTGCCTATGGTTTGAGTTATAATGGAATCTGAGTTATATGTAGTTAGTGAGGTTATTCCAGCAAGCTTAAGTGATTGTAATCCACTCGCTTCATACTTATTTAAAATTTCTACATTACTTCCAACTACGGTAGGATTTTTCAATATTCCAATAGAAGCAAAATCGTTTCCTGAAATTGTGTCCGGATTGTTAGTATCATTCTCAAATCTAGAATATACTAATACTCTATATGCTCCGAGTTCCCGATAAATGTCATATCCGTGTCCACCTTTAGGAGGAATGACGACTTCAAATTCGGCCAAAGTACCAGTATTAGTAAGTGTAGAAGTTATTCCAGGTGCTCCAGGAATAAACTTAACAATTCCCCGAGTATATCCAGCTCCACCATCAGTTACGAATATATCACTCACTTTTCCAAATGAATCTACTGTAATTGTAACTTTACCGTCATCACCATCTCCTAATATAGGAACATTAGTAAAAGTATTTGAGATTGGTTGATATCCAACTCCACGATTTTTTATAGTTACAATTTCAATTTTACCATCAATAGCATTTTCTTTAATTGAAATTGAATCGTCTACGGTTCCCCAATTTTCTGGAATAGGAATAAACTCAATACTATCAAATTTTATAATCTCAATTGGCTTTATTGTAAATAAGTACTTCCAAATATATCCATCACCACTAGCTCCAGCAGGTCTAGGCTCTAAGTCTACAAATGTTGGCTCATCAATAGATGGTCTTCCTGATGGATAATCTGGACTAGAGCCATTTTGTAAACATATGTAAACTTTCAAATCCTCATTTACTACAAAATATTTGGAATCATATAAACTTGGCTGAGAATTTAAAGGAGTTCTATTGTAGATGTCATAATCGTGCCTATACATTTCATATGTATCTCCAGCAAACCAGGAATTTTTGGGAACCACTCTTCTTACATCTTTACTTGTAATTTGTCTTAGACTCAATATAGTCTCCTTTACTTCAGACTCTTCTTTAAATCCATCTCTGGGTGAGGGTCCATCTCCCCAGTTCGGAGACCCATACGCTAATAAATTTTGACTATTTGGTTGACCAATAAATGTATAATATCTACTTGTAGTATCACCTATAGAGATAACTCGGGCATCAGAAATATCAGAAAAACTCTTAATGAAGTTCTCCGCATTTGCAATTCTAAATTGTTCTGTAATTATTGCTGGCATTTTTAGATGTTTTTAGTATTTATACGAATTATAATAGCCCTCTAGTTCTATACATCATTGGACCACTAGATAGCCCAATCAATCCATTGTCTTTATTCACCACAAATGCTTTAGGATTCTTTCTGGACCTATTTTGGTAATCGTATACAATACCAAAACTATAGTTACCGTAAAATCCGATGGTGTTTACACCAGAGTTTATGGTTATATTACCAGAAGAATTTGGTACAAAACTACATCTAACTGTAGAAATCCCTAGAGTTGGTGTGGTAACATTCTCAGCTTTATAGATACCATCAATAAATGTATTTGCCGTTCCAATTTTGGAATTTGGATAGTTAGACATACCACCGAGACTTGTGGTAATTCCTGTTAGAGCGTGACTACAGATTACATTACTATTGTTGATAATGAAATAATCTCCACGTATCAAAGGAGAATATTGCATATTTGGAATGGTATTGATATAATTACGTGATGACAACTTGAACTCAATCGCAGGCGAGTTGGTTCCAAATCCAACATTACCAGTTGGATATACGGTTACATCTACAATATTTCCATAATCGCCACGAGCTTTAATGGAGTATATTTGTTCGGAATCTACATACTCGGTTTCTACTATATTTGGAGCAGTTGAATTATATCCGAATCCACCATTAGTTACAGTAATGGAAGACAACCTTCCATCAGTTGCTGTAGCATTTGCAGTTGCTTTATTGATTTGAGGAGTAGAGTATGAAATAAATCCACTTGAACCTACAGAGATATATCCAGAATTATCAGATGTATCTATTGGAAGAATATCTAAAATTGAGTAGGAATCATCAACTACTCTAGAAACCCAACTTCTTAAGTCCAAAGAAAAATATAATTTTCCAGAATTATCTAAAATGGTATACAAGTTATTATAATATCTTATCTTCAAGATATTGCTTACTATATTTGTAGGAATTAACGTCCAAGAAGATGCTCCAATATCTGAAGTTAAGACTGTGCCATCATCTCCCACAGCAACAAAATTCATTCCAGTCCAAATCACACAGTTTAAATTCTTATTGGTAGGTACATTAACTACCGAATCCCATATCAATCCGATATCTGAATATAGTATGGTTCCTAGACTACCAACAGATATAATATAATTTGAATTTGAACAAGTTGAAACCATATTCTCTATTCCAATTCCAACTTCATATAATCTATCTGTGGAAATTCCAGAACCGATAAATATTTTTCCAGAATTTCCTGACCCAACTACTACATCTCTTGATGCATCATATATTATGGAATTGATATTACCCTGATATGTACTTATGGACCCTGTTGGAGGAGAACCAATAGTTTGAATAAGTTTAATCAAATAAATTCGATTCCAACTAGTATTTGAGGTAACACTAGTACATCCATATGCTAATGCAGAATTACCAACCACCACGCACTGATTATTCTTAACTGCTATAGCGTTGAAGTCTACATCAGGATTAATTTTTCTTCCAGAATTCCACACAGTAGAATTGTAGCTAAATGCGTATTCTCCAGAATTTCCAACAGAAACCCAAACTTTATCAAAAGCGACAGAATTAAATTGATTTGACGTTACAATTCCTACATTACTAGACCAATTTAAAATTGGGTCAAATTTTATTAAGTTTGGAGCGGATACACTTATTTTTGGTGAAATTACATTTTTATATCCACTTCCAGGATTCACAATATCAAATGATACAATAGTTCCTGCAGTAGAAACTATTGATGTAACCATAGGTTGAATAATTTCTCGGTTATCTAGAATAATCACATCTCGTAAATCTTCGTTTAATTTTCTAGTTTCATCAATATCCTCAAATAGTGGTAGTGCGCTATCCACATAAAGAACAGTATCGTTACGAGATACATCTTTAATAATATTAGCCACAGGAATAGTTCTAGAAGTTAAACTTGGCCTAGATTTTGAATAGATAGAACCATTTAGTATTCTATCTGTAGTCTGCTTAGTCCAATCCAGTGGTCTAATTTTATCTGAAGTGGTTAGAATTCCGATGCTATCATATGGGAATGTATCAATAATATTAGTTCCCACCACATCTTTAACAACTCTCTCAAATTGTGAAACATCAAATGGGTCATAAATGTTTTCAGTGATTTTAACACTATCTCCAGTTTTTATTGTTTTTGGTGGGTCTACTTGCTCTACATCTAAATCTGAGCCTCTGAAATATAGAATGTTGCACTTTGAGCCAGATTTTGGAGCCTCAGTGAAGGATATTCTACCTGCAGAATAGGTGTATGAGATATCAGGAACTTGTAGTATATCATTTATGAAAACGAACAAATTATTTTGTATCTTAATATCGTTGGTATTTGTTCTAATGCTTACTACATTAGTTACTCCCAATATTGTCTTACTGATAATGAATCTCTTTTTGATTCCATTGAAACTAGATGAGATATTATCAAATTGAACAAATTGACCAGGATACCATCCAACAAAATTATCTGTGATAGTCTCTAGTACTGTTACTCGGAATTGACTAAAGTTCACGGTATTTGGAATGGTTGTAATACCAGAGATAACCAAATTGTCTCCTACACTATAGCCAACTCCAGTGGAATTCAATTCAAATGAAATGATACTAGACCCATTTCCCACTATGATAGAAGCTTTAGCTCCTTGGCCTTGTCCAGAACTTCCACTAGCATAGGATAGACTCATATTATAATAATTTTGAGGTATATCAATTCTTACCTGAGGTAAGATTGAATTTGTGTAACCAGACCCTGGATTTATAATACTTAATGATGTTATTGTGCCCGATGTTCCAATGGTAGCTACAATTGACGCTCCTGTTCCCACAGTAGATGCAATACTTATGCTTGGAGCACTCCGATAACCAGCTCCAAAGCCTGTTAAGTATACATTGGAGAGTGTACCTAAGCCAGATACCGCAACGGTTGCAGAGGCTCCTACGAGAGGCATATAACCAAACCCTGTTGTGTATCCGACTCTACTTATTTTACCCGCAAGTGGAGTCCCACTTGTGAATCTGATGGTATTTTGTCCAGGAGTATCAATTACGTAATCTACTCCACCAATTTGAGCAATATTATTAATGAGAATGATAGGAGAATTATCATTATCTACTCCAGACGAACCGCCTATAATTGAATTAGTATTTGTGTATATTCCAGAAACAGTATTTCCATTAGACTTTAATACGAATGCAGTAGCTGCAATTCCGTTAAATTGGTCAGAAATATCATCAAAAATAATATTATTGTCATTCTGAGTATATGCATCAAATTGTCTAGAGAATATTCTACCAGAAAATGCGGAATTTACCTCCAGTCCTGGTAATCCAGAAGGTCCAAGAGGAGGAGAGGAGAAATAGATATTATCCTTTATAATATTATAGTCACCAGATACAACATTTACCTTAGTATCAATTTGATGACCTTCTATTCCTGTACCTAAGAATCCACGTTCTACTAATAATGTATTTGGGCCATATGTTCCTATATTCTTGATTCTGATATATTCGGAATCAAGACTTAAGATATCATCTAAAATTAGTGTATTTGCTCCAGAAATTAACGATATTGTTGTGTCTCCGACACTAACTCTAGAACTCAATGTTAAATTTCTATTTTTTCTATAGATTGGAGCTTGAATGATATTATCTATAGCAATAAGTGAGTTTACATTTGGATTACTCACGGAAAAGCTATGAGTTCCAATACCCAATTGGGTTAGTGTTAAATCACTTCCAGTTGAAACTCCAGAAACCTTAATTTCATCCTTATTTACTTTATTTACATATAATATTTCAGGTAAAGTATCTGTACCAAGTTCTATAGCAGATAGGAATAGATTATCATTTGGCGAAATTCCACCAATAAGAGTTCCTGCAATTGAAATATTATCTTGTGTTGAATAATTTCTACCTCCAGACACTACAGAAACTCCACCGATATTTCCAAGTGAATCTCGGAATATATTGAATCTCGCTCCAGTTCCATATCCTACATTAGAATTTCCTAAAATATTCAAATAATTTGCATTTGCTTGTAGAGATATTCGGGTATTTGATACTCTAGATACAGTAAACGTTAGGTCATTTGTTGGAGTTGTTCCACCAATATGAGTTCCAGATATAGAAACAGTATTTCCAACAGAATATCCACGACCACCATCTCTCAGAACAACAGAAGTTGAAATTGGTTGACCAGTACTTGAATTATATACTATGAAAACACTAAATTGTGCTCCAATTCCAATTCCAGAAGTAGACTTCATAGGAAGATATGGGTCAGTAGCTCCCCACAATCTGTTTTGATTTCCACTGAAGTTTGGAGTTACGTTTGAGCTAATTCCACTAAGTGTAGTTGTAATTGCTACATTATATCCTCTTTCATATATTGCACTTCCAATTCCTCCACCAACACCCAATACGATATCCTTTCTTCCAGTTGTTTCACTTGTTGTTCCAATTCCAATTTTTCCAGAGTATAGTGGGAAATATCCATATCCAGAAGCTCCCACGCCAATTTGAATACTGGTTATAATTCCAGTACTGGTCTCAATAAGTGGAATGAATGTTCCAATTGCTATCGGTGAAACAGTTCCTACAATTTCAATGCTAGGAGGTGTTGTAGTACTATATCCAATTCCTCCCGATGCAACACGAATTGACTTTACTGAATAGTTTTCATCAAATGATGGAATTAATATCGCTCCAGACCCTATGGTTGTGGAGGCTATAGCAACGATTGAAGAGTATTCTGGAGTATAGTTCAATAGTTGTCCAGTTTGGAAATTGTGATTTGGAAGCATAAACACACTTCTATTCAAATCAATTGCTGTGTTTATTCCGTTTGAGGCATCAAATTCTCTATAGAATATTGGAGAACCATTGTCCGTTAATTTGAAATCGGATTTTCCAGTAATCTTACATCCAGGAACTCTTCTTGAGAAAGATAGCGATTGAGTCGCAATTCCAACAAGTAATCGATGTGGAGAATTTGTATTAATTCCAATACTATCATTTGCAATAGTAGAAATATATGTACTATCTGGATAAAAATGATATGTAGAGAATCCTACTTTGTCTCCAACTAGCAACCCACTAGTGGAAACTCCCAAATTGTATAGACTTGTAGATATAAATGTAACAGGCTTTGTTGCAATAACTTGAAGAATTGCTGTACCATTAAATTGTGAACTAATATCATCAATTGTACCAACTCGGTTAGTTTTAGATAAAATGTATGGAGTTAATGTAGTTCCTTCTTCAAATACAATTCTCTCAATAGACCCATCTTCAAATTGGTCCTCTTCAGTAACCATCGCAAAATTATGTTTGGTATAAGTTGAAGAGTAATTGTCAATGTTCACTAACAGAGATAGATTTGGTAATGATGTGGGTTTCCTGAAATTACTTGGAGAACTTACAACCTCTAAATCCGAAAATTCTTTAAATCCAGAAGGATGTAAAATTGACCTAACTGGCTCCTTCCAAATATTATATGGAACTTTTCCGCGAATTGCATATGAAAATTTCTGATAATATTGATTGTCGGAGATTCTCATCAAATTATCATTTAACCCACCTAAGGTATTTCCAACATAGTTAATCTTATCTCGGGTAACTCCAAGATTGGTTGTAAGATTAAATGTATTAGATGCTACAACAATTCCATTCAGTAGTGATTGTTGCCCACTTAGCATATATCCAGGTTTTAGGTCTCCTAGACAATTTACCAATCTCAACTCGTTTATTTCATTATCCCAACCACCTTCCATAACTTTCGCACTGAAGGTATTTGTTCCCGATTCATCATATCCAAAAACATTTTCATTTGAAATGTAGCTCAAGTCGTTAGCGAGCACCATTTCAAATTCCGGCATATCTTTCCGATTGATTACGTAGCCGTATCCAAAATCGGAGGTATATTCTCCAAGAGCCAATCCATCCTTTAATCCACTTACATTGTACGTAATAGTATAATTACTACTACTAATTCCGGTAACGGTAAAAAATCTATAATTGTACTCAGAAGAATTATAATTATCTTGAGGAATGAGATTATCAGAAGCATCAAATATTGGAGTAATTCTACATCTTTCAATATAAATTTGGTCTCCAATAGAGAATGGGAATATAGTTTGAGTTGAGCCATATCCAATTGGAGAGAGTGGGTATGATTGTGTATTTGAATTTATGATTTCAATTGTAATATCATTACCATTTATTGCAATATCATCTATACCATATCCATTTGAATTTCTAGTTGAAATGATTTTAAGTGGACGAGATAAATCATTGGTATTTTGAACAATCTCAACATCGGAAATTGAGGTTCCTCTAAGATTGCATTTAAGTTGAATTTTATCATTGCCTAAAATCTTCAATGTTGGAGCAGTGTTATAATTTTTACCTCCTGTGAGAACTCCAACATAATCTACTCTAGAGATACTTTCAATCTGAGCTACTGCAGGAACACTCAAAACAGGTAATAACGTAGTATCAGTTGGATAATCAAATCCATCTTTAATTCTTTCTACTGAACTTATTCTTCCAATTTTGCTGGACTTCACACTCAAATTCGCAGATGCACCAGATTGACTTATAATATTGGAAATTCTAGGAATTCTCTTATATCCACGACCACTATAATTCAATTGAATTTGATTGATTGGTCCACTAGCATTTCTGGACTTTGTACTATAAGTTAAACTTGATAGATTCAGTAACGTATAGGTAACGTCTTCTGGCTTACTTGCAAGATTAAATCTTAAGGTTTTATCGGAAAGTTTAACAATTTTATATTCATTATTGTAGTCACTACCTATAATTTGTATATAATTACCATTAACGACCTCCAATTCTTCATAAACATCTTCTGTAGGAGAACTAAATTTGTAGTAAAGTTCTCTAGGTAATTCTAAAGTACTCGTTCTCAGTAGATTTTGCCCAGAATTGTCGGTATATAAGAATGTCTTTAATTCATTTTTGAAATTAGAATCCAAGTATATTCCAAGTTCAAATGAACTCATACTAGAATCACTAAGGTCAAATATTAATGTATTTCCCTTCGTGATGTTTATCTGTGGATTTAATTTTGAAATTCGTTGAGTTCCTGTTCCAATAGATGTTAGGATTACAAATCTTCCTTCTATAGCATCGGAATAATAGTTTGCAAGTTGGATTTTATTTAAATCTGTAACGACTATAAAATATTCACCATCGTTTTGTAGTCCACCAACAGTAGATTCAGAATTATTTGAATATACTATCTTATCTCCTGTGTTTAAATTCGCGGTATCAATAGTAATTTTAGATGTAGAAACACTTATCTGAGCAGTATTAAAAGTTATATAATCCGTAGTTATTTTCTTTAATGCTGGGTTATATCTAAATTTTATGGTTTTTGTAATTTCGGGAACAACGGATAACTTAATAGTATCTTCAGATTCTAGATTATGATTGGAGGATGTTTCCAACGTAACAGAATAGCTTTCACCACTTCCTGATATCTCATCATATTTTGTAGTAAATGAGTGAGCAATTCCAATTCCAGTTACAGAAGAACTAAAATACAAAGACCTATATGTAGAACCGATTCCTGTAGTTGTGGTAAATCCTAGAGTTGAGATTCCAATGAAATCATTATTTACGACAACTGAATATATGGTCTGATTATTTTGTAGTTGAAATGTTGGTTGTCCTGGTGAGTTATACACTGAAAGAGGAGTTCCAGATATACCAGAATGATAAGTTAATGGTTGTCCTGTATAATAGGAATGATTTGGAATATATATTGACTTTTCAGGAATGGTAAATGACGTAATACCAATTTTATTATATGCCTTTCCTATCTCTTGAGTAGCTATGTCCTCACTCGGATTGAAGTAATTTGTCTTGTTTGATGTTGTGACTAATTTGGACCCACTATGATAGAAGTAAAACTTGCGCGGAAGAAGTCTGGCCTGACTAATTCCTGCAGTATGTATTGCAACATTTGAAATTCTCTCCACTATGAGACTTGTAGTTTCTGGAATAACTCGGAGTATTTTTAGGACTTCTTCATCAATTTTTATGAAGTCACTCACAGTCATTCCAGAGATATTATTTAAAAATATCTCAGTAATACTTCCAGTAACTCCAATATTTGCAATGTTTGTGGAGATTCCAACTGAATTTGGTTGAGAAATTACAACTTTTTGGTTTCCAAGTAAAAATGTATATGCAGGGTCAGATACACTATTGATTACAATAGTTTCTCCTGAGGATACATCAATTGGATATTTGAGTATACCAGAAATTTGGCTTCCTAGTTTTTCAAATATAATATTCGAAAATGTTGTGATTCCAATATTAATTGAAGAAATTGGTTCTCCAGAAATTGATAATACCGAAGCTGTAGCTCCTGACCCACCTGTACCATCATTTCTGAAATCTACTATATCACCAGGAACATAATTGTCTCCAGGACTATAGATAGAGACGCTATCAATTCCTGATGTGGATACAGACCGAACGGTAAATTCTTGATTATATCTATCTTCAATATTGTCTATTGCATCATAATATGAATTGGCGGAATTCAAATAATATGGAGAAGTGTGTCGGATTAACTTTAATGTATTTAAATCTAAATCCTGATTATAATTTGGATTATAATTCTCCAATCTAGGAACAAATTTGAATTTAGACGCCACCAAATATGGATATTGTGGAATGGACACACTAGAATTGTCTATAGTAGTAGTATAGAAATATGCATATACACCATTTGGAAATTGAGCATTTTGAATAAATCTTCCATTATATTCGTCTAAATCACCATATGCTGGGTTGAATTCATAATCTTGAATGAAAATTCCATCCACATAGTTTGAGGTAGTCGGTCTTAAATTTGCGTTTCTTTCAATATTTTTCCTATAGCTACTCTGAACTCTTTTAACTTGACCTTCAATAGCTAAATATGGCCCATAGATTGGACTCCCATCATAGGCCCATCCAAAAATTGGAGATTCTGAGAGAGAAAGAGCTTCTGTGTTCTGCGTAGTGATACTATCGTTAAGAAAGTATCTTAATTTTTTTGGAGGATAGAAGTGAACGAATTGTAGTTTATCTTGTTGAGTTCTGCCTGGAACTAAAATTCCTTCTTCATCTCCAGCAAGAAGTTGTCTATTCTTCTCAATTTGATTAATCTTCCACTCAAATACATTCGCTTGGAATTTTACATCACTTCCTCTTTCTACAATTTCAATTTTAGTGAATTTGTCATATTCAATTCCAGGATTTAGAATACGAACAGATTGGATTTTACCAGATTCTATAATTGGATATAGTTCTGCATATTTTCCTGACCCAATAATCTTTAGGTCAATATTATTTGAATATCCACTACCATAGTTGAGTATCTGAATATCAATAATTGCACCATCTACTATAATTGGCTTCAATATCGCTATTCGTTTAATTTTAGATATACTAATGTTAGGTCTTCTATGAAAATTAATAACCTCTGGTGTTCCATATTTTTGACCATAATTTTCAATAAATACGCTTTCAATACTACCTAGAATTACTGGTTCTAGAACTGGAGGAACTAATCCTGTGGTTTTGGTTTCTGGATAACATTCCACAACCACTTCTATTGGTGGGTATGAAAATGTGTGAGTTCCAACTCCCACAGAATTCAATCTAACATAATTTCCCTGATTGTAGTCATAATCAAGTACGGTACTTCCAGTTCCAGCAAAGCATAATTTAAATTTATCTTTGTTTATAATTTTAAGAAAGTAATTATTTGTAGTGGAGACTCCAGAAATAGTAGTATCGGTAGTTGAATATTCAACTAAATCTTTCTCATTGAAGTTATGATTTTTTGCAAAGATGTAATCTAGGTATACATTGATACCATTTCTAGATTCATTGTCATCTAAATTTGATGGAATACTTATGGATTTGGATGAATATCCTTCTCCAGGATTTATTACATCTATATTCACTATGGTATTCTTGTTGTTCAATGATTGGAAATAGTGAACTCCAGAACTTGAAGAAGTGGTAAGATTTATTTCATTTTGGCCAATACTCAGCTCAGATAGTGTTCTATACAATTTGATAGATGAATTGGAGATTACCCCAACAAAATAGAAGGAATTTTTTGGTAGCTTCTTTATGATAAGAGAGTTGGAATTCGGATCAGAGTACTCAATTTCTGAATTACCATTTGGAATATATTCAACTACTTCTCCATTCTCAAAATTGTGTGGTGATATGAAGGTAATACTATTGGTAGTGGGATTTACTCCATTTCCATCTCCGAGAAAAGCAGACCTAGTTTTTGTCTTAATTACTGTTGGAGATAAGAGTGCATTTTTACCTCCTCCACCACGAATTGAAACTCTAATATCATCTCTATATCCAAATCCAGAATCAACAACACGAATTGCAGAGACGGACCCAACTAGATTTGCTCGCGCAACGGCATCTGTACCATAACCAACTCCATCCACAATATCCTCAATCTGAAGAGAGGGAGTATTGATTACATCATAATTTTTACCAGGATTTAAAATTTTAATATCTTCCAGCTTACCATAGTAAATATTTTCATCATATAGTGTAGTTGAATATACTTCAACACCATTCAACATCACTCCAATTGGTCTATCTCCTGTAGTTTGGTCGGAGAATTCATTTGGACTTGGATTTTCTACTGTTCTTGGGAACTTTCTTAATAATTTCTGATGACCTAATTCTTTATTCTGATAATCAATTTTTGAAATTTCTCCAGATATAGACCCAGAAATCTCAATATATTTGTTCGCAATTAAGTCACTTGCGCTATATGATAATGATAACTTATTGCTTGTATCGTGTGGCCCAAATGCAGTCACATAATAAGAACCAGTAGATATACCTAAAGTTTGATTCGGATTACAATATACCTTTTCTCCAGTATATAAGAAATGCGGAACATTTGTGTTAAGTTCAGTAGTACCTACTAAAGAATTTTCTGATACTTGAGTAGAGAAGAATATGGTTCTCGGAGTTGGATTTATGCTATACTCAGGAAGACCTGATGATGCAATGTAGAAATTACTCTCATCAAAATCGGTATATGAATTTTGAATATTACAAGTTAGATAATTCAGACTTGGATATAATGAAGAATTTGCCTTCTTGATTTTTATACTTAATGTCGTTTTATCAATTAAATTTGTGGTTGATATAACTTCAATAACTTTATTGTTGATAATTGAGGTAATTTCCGCAGTTATTCTAACATCATCTACATATTCTGGATTACTGAGAATTATATCCTCTTCCTGAGATACGAATATTTCGTCATAAGTTTCAATTCTATATAAATCAGAGTCGGAGATTTTGAAGAGAGATTTAATTCTATGATTTGTGGGAAGGTTATATAACCAAGTATTAAATTGTGGATATTGATTTAGACTTACTCCAAAAGATGATAATTTGATTTTATCTCCAACTCTCAAATTTGAAGTTAATGAGTAGTCAACACTCTCAATTACATTAATAATTCTAAAGTAAATCTGAACACCATTTACATCACAATATGCAAAATTACTACTTAAGACGGTATCATTAACTCGTACATCGGTAATATTGTTAACAATCTCTAAAAATTGAGTTGAAGTCTTATCAGAATATGATAGAGTGAACGGATTTAAACTTTGATTTGGACTCTGAACTATAAGTTCTCCAGATTGTGGGAATCCTACAGTACTATCTACAGTAAGTACTAAACTAGTTTTTCCAACTGCTTCTACAACATTTGTTTTACTTGTGGTAGTAAAATTAAATTGAATAGATTCTGGGTCTAATGAAATTTCATATAGAATTTTACCCGAAATTGGCCGAATTTCGACATTATATATGGATGCATTAGTCAATCCTGAAGCTGTGTTTTGGAATATAGTGCTTCCTTTTAAACTAAGTGGGTCTATATCTCCAGAAATCTTTTCTACTAAAATGTTCTTTGTGATGTAATTTGAACTATTAGACGGAGTTATCAGATAATCTGATGGAGTAACAACACTAATATCTTCATTAAATAGAATTTTGAATAGAATTTCATATGAAGTACTTGTTCCTTTGGCGGAATATAGGTCAATTGCTCTACTCAAAAACAATTTCAGATTTAATGGCTTTACTAGCTCTCTATTTTCAAATCCAGGAAGAAATTGTGTTTTGAACTTCTTGAAAATTTCATCAAAAAATAATAGATTTAAATTTTGTACTACTGTATCTTTAGAGTGAAACTGAGCTTGAGTTGAATTGAAATTCAAACTCATATTAGCTACATTATCAATTCCACTAAAAGCTCTCACACAATCTTCAAATGTGGTTTCAGTCTTAACTTTATATGTAATGATTTCGTCATCTATTTTAAGTAGACCATATGTACTTGGAAATCCGACAGTGGATGTTACGCGAATTACGTCAGAAAATGCCTGAACATCCTGAGTTAAGATGCAGGGAGTTGTCTTATTTACAAAGGTCTCAAAATTGAAATTATCAATCTTTTTATAATCGATAAAATTATTAGCTAAATCTACTACTCCAGTAGAGTGTTCTTGTGAAATATAGTACTGCTTCAAAAATTCAGTAAATATTGGGTTATCCTCAACCAAAAACTCTGGAATTTGAGTTTCAATAAAGTTTTGAATTTTTACTTTTTTGATTTCTGACATTATCTGGTGTAGTTTATGTTTTCATAGCTGGAGGTGACGGTATAATTCGTTCCAGATAGTTCTTGACCAGAACTAATGCTATCCTCTATTATATTTACCGTAGTATTTTCTAGACTTAGAGATAGATATAAATCCCGAAGAGCAATTACGTCATTGGATTCTGGAACTGCTTCAATTTCAATTTTATCTGGACGTTCAGTTGAAGTAATAATGATGGGATATAGAATGATTTCACCCGTAGCATAATATACTTTTCCAATATTTTGACTGATAATTTCTGGAGAATTGTTCACTAATCGAAATAGAAATAATGTTCCCTCATCCGAATTTATAGGAATATCACTTAGATATGTAGTACCAGAAATATTGCTTACGGTGAATCCACTAGACTTGATATTATATCCAGAAGTATTGATAAATGTTTTGTTACTTATATGAAACTGATTTCCAAAACATATTTCATATGACGCCAGTTTGTTTACAATTGGAACTAAATCTCTTCGGATTTTAACTTTTGTGATATTTGATGTAATCGCAGCATTAGTATTATCAATAATTCCAACTAACTTACTATACTTGAATCTACCCGAAAAATTATTTACTTCTGCAGAACTAGAATATGTTTGAATTGTAGAGATAACCTGATTTCGAAGCTCTACTCCAGATGAGATGAGATTGGAATTATAATATACCGTACTATTCATTTCAAGATATAGATACTTTAAGTCCACAAGTTCTGGCTTAATTCCCGAAACTGAATATTGCTTGAGTTGTCTTTTAATATCCTCTTTCGTAATTTTTGAAATATAACTTCCACTTCTAGGCTTAACTGAAATGAAAACCTTTCCATATTGTGGTGGAGTGGTTTCTTCTCCTCCATATGCAATAACACTTTCCACATTTGGATATAGATATGGTATAATTGCTTTATAGTCATTTGCAGTCACTGCTCTATATTGAGATGAATATAGTCTCGGAGCAAGTTGCTTGATACTAGAGATACTTTCAATCTCATCTCCATTCTCAGAAGATTGAAGTACAGTTAACAGTGAAATACCTTTAGTAATAGGATTCTGATTGTTGTCTAGAAGAATTCCGGAGAACGTAAAGTTTGCCGCGCCATTTCCACTGAGTCCATTTGTGACAATATAGGTAACATTTACGGTACTTCCCGATTGTACGGATTTTCCTAAAACATCATCACCAAATATAATTTCATATTTTTCATCCTCTACTTCCTGAATGAGAAACATCTTGGTGTTTCTATCTACATTGAAGATATTATTCTGTAGAGTGTACTCTTCATTTTTATTGGTATATACCTTAACTCGTATGGTGGAAGTATCCACTCCAGGATTTGGAATTATCAATCGTTGATTTTTGGTTGTATCTTCTATTTTAAAAATCTTACGAAGAAATATTCCTTCAAAAAGTTCAATATTATTAAAATTCGCAATACTATTCTTATCTACCGTTGCTGTAATGGGCTTGGGAATGGAGAAAATATAACTACCACCTTCCATTGCACCTAATGCAATGACTCCTGCATTCAGAGTAACAGTTCGGGCACCAGTTCCACTAGTATTCACAGAAAAGCTTACAACTGCACGAGCAGCTCTTTTTGAACGAGGAACATAGCCAATATTCTTAGCTAAGGAAACGACATTCTCACGAAGAGTGGCGCTATCAATGAATGACTCATTGACCGCCATATTTGTATTAAATGATGTAATATATGAATTATACGCTAAAATATCAATAAGTACAGAAAAATTTGACCCTTCAAAGTCAAAGTCTGTAAAAGTATCACTTGCTCTCAAATAATCTTTAATTTGAGTACGAAGTGAATTAAAATCTAAATTTGTGAATTGATTAAATGACATTTATATTCTTGTCGGAACGAGTATGAATTCAATAGTCTGAGAAGAATTAGAAATTCCAACAATATCATAGTTTATAGTTATATTTACCTCATACCCATCTTCAATAGGTTCTGCAGAAACTGACGTAATTTTTACTCTAGGTTCATAATTTGAGATTACGGATTTGATTTGGTCTTCAACTCCAATTGCATTCTCAATTAAATTGAGGTCAAATAGTAATTTTTGAACATCACATCCAATTAGAGGATTAAAAAATCTTTCTCCAAAGTTAGTTCTCACTAAATTAATGACGGATTTTTTAATTGCATCCTCATTCCGAAGAGCAATAATGTCATTTGTAATCGGATTTTTAGTAAAGGATAAACTAATATCTCGAAATGATTTTGAAATTGTAATGGACATTAAAATTCAATTCTCCTCTCTCTAATATTTAGAGAAGTTTTTGTCCAGATTCTAATTTATACAGTGGAGATACATCAGAAGAATCAAGTTCTAGGTCAGTATTCTCCAAAATCTCAGTTTCTTCTGAGATATCTGGATTTTCTGCATCATATACAATTTCTTGAAGTACTTTTCTATCGGTTTTCATTGATATTTTGTCAATTAATCATATTTAGTTAATTCTTTTTGGGAAATTCCCCATATATGGGCTCTGTTCCATATTCCCAATCATCATAGTCCTCATCATTGCGAATTTTTTCGTGAACTTGATTTTGAATCTCAAATTTTCGGTTTCTCAGAACGAAAAAATTTATAAAATTGTGAAAATCTCTGATAAAATTGAGCATTGGTTCTTCCAAATAGTGTGTTATTGCAACTTTTAGAAAAATGGAGGTTGCGAAATCTCCAAATCATTAACGATATACCTGACGAAGAGTATAAACATCAGAATTTAGATGCTTAAGCAGTTCCAAAGCAATTATTTTTGGATTCTTTTCACCACAAGTGTAAATATCTGCTGAAACACAGTTATGTTCAGGCCAAGAATGTAGTGAAAAATGACTTTCTGCTAAAGTAATCACGATTGTGACTCCCTGAGGCTCAAAATCGTGATTACAAGTGTTTAAAATTGTCATTCCAGCACGAAGAATTCCACGAGTAATCACTTTCACCAATGATTTTGAGTCATTGAGTAGTGAAGATTCTACGTTATACACTTCTAAAAGCAGATGCGAGCCCATTGAGAACTTTTCCAATCATTTATTCCTCCAAATAGAGTATTTAGAGAAATTTCATCTCCAATTCTGCAGCAACGTGCAACAAATTGCCCGCAATCTGTGAGTCCATATTCATTCGGTATTTTTGAACTACCGTTCCAATGGTTTTTGCAATAATTTGATAGTCTTCATCCTGCATTGGAAACTCAAAATCTTTCCAAATATTTTCTATGAGTTCAGTGGTTTCGGAAGAAACGAGAAACTCTTCTGAAGCAGGTTCGGGTTCGGCACATTCTTCTCTGAGCATATTCACAACCTGCAGCATATCATAAGCATCATCTCCAGGTTCAGCATTTAGCATTCCCTCTAGCCATTCTGCCCAAGACCGTCCAGATTGTCGGGCCATTCCGTTATAAAAATCTTCGTGCAGCATATTCACATTTCGGAGTTGTTCTCCCACATATGAAACTGCATCAGACTTATTGGGTGCAAAGTTCATTTTCCCTGCCCTCTATATGGTTTACGAGCATTATTGCCGCTGGTTTTAGCGTACTTTGTATTCTTTCCATCTCCCTGTCTTATATTTTTGGGAGAGGATTGCACTTCCATTGTTTTTTGATTCATTGCCATAATTTAATTACTTCTCCAAAGGGCGGACTTCTTTTAAAAGGTTTAAAAGGTTTAAAAGGTTTAAGAATTCTCAGAGTTCTAAAAGGTTTAAGAATTCTCAGAGTTCATTCTTTATGAACTCTTACGTTTCAAAGTTAATCTAAGTGAATTTGAAACGTTTGTCAAGAATTCCGAGAAATCTTATACTCAACTTCAATCTTCTCCACAATTCTTCCCAAAATATAAGCAGGAAGAATCACAATATTTGTATTTCCAATGAAAAGACAAATCAATATCATAAAGAAAATGAAAAAGCCGAGAAACAATAATATTGTAAGCTTACTCATATTGAAAAATTCTTGACTGAATCCTCACTCTAGAACGAAATGAGAGAAGAGTCAAGAATCGTTCTTATATGAAAATAGAATTCAGAGAACGCGAGTTTTCTCGTGACCAACTCTACAAGCTGGGTCAATCCAAATTTCAAAACCTGCTGCAATTGCATCCAAACAGAATCCCACGTCTTCTCCACAGAAGTCTACAATTTCTCCATCATTAAACTCCTGTCTCTTGATAGGAAACCAAGGATAGGTGATTTTCTCATTCTCAAAGACACCTTTCTTAATCAGTGTCCATCCAAAGCCCGTGTAGTCCACTGTAAAGAGCTTGTTACGCTTGGTGATAGTATCTAGCTTCTCGTGATTCATCACGCCTCCATTGGTCTTGAAGTCGCTTCCAGTGAGCCAATGAGCACAGGATGTCGTATTTCCATCCTCTGTAAGATACCATCCAGAAACAATATTCTTATCGTGAAGAATTAATCTGTAAAATTGTTCTACACCAAAGACAATATCACTATCAATCCAAAGCTGATAATCATAATTAATCTTACCATCCCAAGGAAGTTGATTGGGGCCTCTTAGAACATTTGCTCCGAGACACTTACATCTGGCGAAGTTTACCACAGAGGAATAATCTTGAGAGATTTGAATACTTCCTCCATTCTGAACAATCTCAAAACAAAGCTGAACAAAGTTCTTGAGAAAGACGTAGGAGCATCCTCTTCCTGGAAGACAGAATACAATTGTCTTTCCTTTTATCATCTCTCGGGCTTTTTGAACATCCAATTGAACTTCCTGTGCATTTTCAGGAAGCTTTGCTTTCACTTTAAATCCTTTAGTCATATAAAATTATAAATTCGGTTCATTATAATATAGCATACTTTGAAAGAGAATTCAAGTTATTGAGGAAGAAACTTTTACATCTTTATTTGAACCACCAAAGAGAAAGGTATATGCCTGAATCAATTTCACAGATTCTTTTAAATTTTCTTCGGGAACTTCTTTCAATATTACTTTATTTTTCACGGACACATCATAAGTGTTCATACAATCTCATCTTCCAGCTTTCTGAGTAGGTCTTCAATCTCCTCACGGCGAAGTTCGGAGAGAATCAATTCTTCATCGTTTTCTAATCGATATGAAAGAGTCTCAATGACTAATTCAGCTTCGTACTTATCTATTTCGTAATTCATTTATTTTTGTAGCGAGAATAACTTTTTTATATATTCAATTTCTTTTGAGGTATTTGAGAATTATTTTTTGGGCCAGAAATTTTTTGAGAGGAATGTATATGAGAAATGGCTTATGGCGCATTCTCACAGCCTTTATAATTTACCTCGGAAATTTTTTTGAGAGGAACGTATATGAAAGAGTGCTTAGCAACAGCCTTTCAGTATTCTGGGACTCCTAACATTATAACCGGGGCCTTATACCCTTATACCCTTATACCCTTATACCCTTATACCCTTATACCCTTATACCCTTATACCCTTATACCCTTATACCCTTATACCCTTATACCCTTATACCCTTATACCCTTATACGGGGCAACGGTTTATATAAACATCACAATAAACATCAATTATACTGCCTATTCAAATAACTGTCAAATAAATGAACGAAGTATAAACAATAAAACAAGGAAAACTGAACTTTATTATTTCCACTGTTGTATTGAAATAACATAGGCCCCTCCCATATGAAATAAAACAAGACTTGAGGCCTATTGTGATAAACGAAGGAAAATATGAGTTTATTATCGCCACTGTTGTATTAGAATAGCATAGTCCCC